CGACTTTGGATTACAGCAAGGATGACATCTAGTGCAAACAGATCCCACATACCCAACTGAAACGCCACCCACGACCACAGCCAGGTGCCAGTGGTGTTCAATAGTAGGCCCCAAAGTCTTGGGTACCCATACCAACCTAGAATCAGCAGAATACTAGCAGCCCAGCCTAGCAGACTCACAGCAACCCTCCTACAGTCAAATCCCCCAACCCTCGATCATAGCCGTGCGGCCCAGTCTGTCTGCCAATCCAATCCACCCATGGTACGGGTACCGACGGCGTGGGCATATTCAAGAAACTGCACAGAGACTCCCACTCCGGCCCGCACTCTTGGATATTCCAGACCATCGTACGCCCCTCCGGCAACCAACGATACACGTTGCTACACCACTCACGGGCATAATACGAGAAGTGATCTAAATCAAGCTGCCAGATAGGGTTAGTCCACCTTTCCTCTTGGGCTAAGTCGTACATATCCGCACACGATGTCAACCACGCACCCTCGTCAGCGCGGATAGCCATAATATACTGGGCCTCTGGGTAATTGGCCTCACACCACGAAACAGGAGCCGTGCATTCAACTACCCCGATATCCGTAGGCTTGAGATTCAACCATTCATAACGAAAGAGGCTATGCCAAACATCAACCCCACTCTCGACGGTATGATACAGAATAGAGAGCATCTCCTGTATGGACTGGCCGAATGAGCGAGGAAGGTTGTAAACGAAAATCATATTATGGAAGAATTGAAGTGCCTTTCTCCACGGCCTCCCGGTGGCCAGAAATTTCTTCGTCTATTAACGCAAGGTATTTTCCCAAGTCGCGATGTTGCATTTGCAACGCATCTACGGCGCTGAATGTCTCCCCATAACCTATAGACAAATCCTCCTGGTAATTCGAAATTGTGGCAATTATCCTATCCCAAATCTCTTGACGCTTCATAATCAAAGCCCTTCGTGTATCCGCTACAGTTCTCTTGAACAACATAAAACACCTCCTCGTAAAAGTTACTTACTGATTAGAACTAGATCGATCATCCAACCCACTATATTTGGGGTCCGTAGAGTAGGTGTAGAGTGCCATGGCCCAAAATGCAACGGCAATCAAATGTGAGTTACCCTCGTCGTCGGAGGCCGTCCCATCCCAAAACAGCGTGGCGTGACGCTGTAACGCTGCGTAGCCCTTGCCCCACTCAACCCCATTCTCCCAATTCCTGTCCCCGTACTTGCGACAGCCCTTGCCATAGTGTTCTGCCAACGCATACAAGGCCCTGGTCGGAATAAGATCAAACCGCGCCAGCTTTACGCCCTTCTTCCCGCCCGTCACCGATTCACTAATTATTTCTTCCACAACAGCCACCTCCGAATAGTCTGAGCCCACCGCAACACTGGTGTACGATATCCAAAGAGCGATAGGCCTATGAAGATCAAACCCCGTTTCCAGCGCGGCACGGAGAATACAGTAAGCACGGCGAGCATAAGCGCATTGGCAACCGAAGCCGGCAACTTATTGACACAAGCGTAATCGTGAATAATGGCGGCCTCGCACGTACCCACCGCGTCATTACCACCTAACACAAACTGGACCACAATAGGGAACGTGGCAAAATCGCTAGAGAAACCAACCGGGACCAATACGTCCAAGTAACAGCCGGCAGACTTCATAGTCACGTGAAATGGTTTCACTAACGTATAGATACGACGACTGCCATGGTATGAATCCTGCGGCTCAACCCAAAGATGCGAGACTGTGAATTCCAGACCATTCAACCGACCATGGAACTTCGGAACAGGAAGCATCTTGGACACGCCACCGTCAGTCATTGAGTATAACACCTTTGGATGACAACACCCGCGAATTTTCATATCCTCGAATCGAGGGCCACGTAGGCCCCTCTGTATCTTCATCCATTCCCCACGCCCCATAGTTTGAATATGGAGATGAGCCCAAATGTGCGATAGGAAATTCTTTCGTAGCCGCGTACATCCAGCCCTGCTTAAATAGAAATTGGCTCAACCTCCAATCTTCTGGGGCAGAAAACGGCCGTGGCACTCCATCTAAAGACCAAGCTAAATGGTCCCTAATTTCGAACCCACACCACCGTTCCTTCGCCCACGGAAACCGCTTCAAATCCATAATCATCGCCCCCGTGTTTACCAACATGGGCCCTGCCACTTCCGGATTAACCTGGTAAAGTGCGCAAAGATCGTCCCTAGTGATCCACTTTACCGGAAGCTTAGGAAGGTCTTTAATTACGACCCGTCGTAGAGTGAAAGAATTGTCCCGCGTCAACTGTAGGGCTGTACTAGTATGACCGATATTATTTTTTATAGGGACGACCGCAGATAGCACCGCAGCCTTGGCCTCTTCGATTCGCTCAATAAAAGCGTCCAGCCACGATCCCACAAACCCCGCTGGCGCGCGAATCCCAATGTCAGAATGCAACATCACAAAATAATCTGACTGCGCCTCCCATGCTGCACACCAAAGTGTGTTAAAGTTTCGCGCTAACAGTGATAGCCCCTGAATCTGATACCGAATCGAATGCTTAGGCGAGGCCGCCGTCATAAGTGCATTAACGCACAATGATCCGATATCAAAACCCATAGTTGGAACGACAATGTAGACATTAGCCATTACTCACCCCACTGTCCAACAATGCCTCTAAGTCTTCCATACTCACATACGACACCAACTTTCCAAATTTATGTGCCAACTCAACCTCGGCCCGCACCCCCACACTTTGGTCCCAACCCAGTAGCATGAGAACCTTAACCTCATCGCACCGCTTTATAAAATCCTCGTCAACCCACGCCCAAGCCTCCCAGTTATTGGGCACACCATAACGAATCAGTGGATGACTATGGACAATAGGCGAGAACACATTCCTATGGGTTTTTAACAACCACACCGTAGCCTTACAAGCATCGCGATAGCGTTGGCGCACAACAGAAGGGGCAGGATGACTGTAGGGACTAGCTAGATAAATCATGTGGCCCCCCGGTCTTTTTCATCACAAACCTGCCTCCATTTTTTATATAGCCTGGCATAGAACACGCCCCAACGCGCTGAATGTTGCTTGGCATAATCCTCCGTGTACTCTCCCTCTTCCATAGTTTGCGCATGCGCTATTTCGTGGAGCAAAGAGTCTTCCAACACCGCATAGGGGTCTGTTCTCTCCAAACAAATTATATACCTCTCACCACCGTCCCTGTGCAACAGCGTGGCGTGACATTTCTCACCATCCATTTTCAAATTCACCACAGAGCGTACGCTAAATTGAAAGTCCACATTTTTACGAACCCAGGCCGCTAGGATATCAAACTGTTTTCCTAGTTTACTTGGCATATGTCCTTACCCCATAAAACTTTCCGTCAAAAAGGCTCACTTGCCTCTTTCACAGGTGGCACCGCCTCGGCTCGCACCGCAGTGACGCCATATAAAGTTTTCCCCATAACCAACGACGCTTCAATAGAAGCCGCCCCAATCACCGCAACCGTATCCACTGGCAGACTAGTTTTACTCTCAGCAATGAGCGACGATATCACTTTAACAAAGATGGCGCAACTCAAGTTTTCCAACTTTTCCTGAATTGCACGCTGCCTAAATTGGATTTCTTTGTCCCGTTGCCTAAGATCGAGTCCAGCGACAGGGATCACTGTTTGCTCAGACATAACACCCCCTTTAGAAATTATTACCTTCTGGAACGTTTATTCTTTATATACGTGACCTTATCCCTCTCGCAATCTTGGCGCAGACTATGCACCGCCCACCGCAAACTTTCAATTTGATCCAAACGCCTATGCAAGCGCCGATGTTTAAACCGTCGACGAGGTTCATTCAAAACGCTCAATACCAACACCGCCAAGGCATTTTCATATGCCAATTTCAAATCCGCTTCATACCCACCTAAATCTTGCAACTCCAACCCCTGTGGACTCACCATATTATCTTCCCCTATTCAAAAGGCCACCACAATTTCGCCTGATCCTCATCTACCAACAACGTAGCTGCTGTATTAGCAACCATCTTATCAAATTGAGTCTGAATTAACGCCTGACCCTCCAAGGCCGAACTCACTTGGGTTAGACTGCATATCTTCAAAGCCTTGGCGGTAGCTTGTAGCCTACGATACTCAGCCGGGGTCGTTGGAGGCCGCAAAGGGCCCACCCCAATAGCATCACACATAGAAAACCACTCGTCCTTATCCTCACTCTTGCCAGCCAGCAACTCCTCCACCCTCTTCACATCCAACTTACATCGCACAGCTAAACACTCCACCGGCATTCGCAAGGCATCTAACCGTCGTAGAAACGACCGCATCTTCATGCTACCCACCCCCCAGCATTAAACACAATGCGCCCATCTTTCTTAGTACCAAGCTCCATCTGTGGTGCAAACGTGTACTCATACCTATTATCTGCATCGTAAACTAAAAAACAACCAGGCTGCTCGTCCCCAGGCCAGATAGTCGTCGGTGACGACGGAGGTGGAGGAGGAGGAGCGATTGGAGGAATAAATTTTATATGCTGCTGCGCACGTCTCACCCACGCTATCACTTCGTCTAGGTCGTAATCCTTCGCAACATTGGTAGAATCCATCTCTTCTGGCGATACCGCCTTGACAACGGCCCCGGTAGTCAACGCACCAACACCAACCAGGCCGGCTAGGCACCGACCGATAAAACCACGACGACTAGACATACCCACCCTCCTGTAAATCACTAAAGCCATCAACGTGACGAACCCCAAACGGACCACCATGGGACAAGTCAAAAGTATTTGCTACGCCATGCATCCGTTTATACCCAAAATCGTGATTTATCTGCAAATGCGCCTTAACAAAGGCCGCGTACTTCTCTTTTCCCATCGCAGTAATCTGCCTATGGGTTACCCCAAACCACACATCCGGGCGGGATGACGAGTCCAAAATACTTATAAACTCGGGGAACCGTTGTGCGCCCGCCATGGAGGTCACACAAATCGGCCCATCCCTGTCTAGCTCCTCAAGACTCTTTGGAAAAACCAATTTCCTGGTTACCTCCAACACTGGCCCCACCGTAGCAGCAACGGATACCCCAGCAAGACCTGCGAAACAGGCTCCTATAAACCCTCTGCGATCAGGCATCACTGCACCACCTTTCGTATTTCACGTTCTACTTCTTTGGTTTCCCTATCAAGCTCGCTCAAACCAGCCTTGAATGCTGGTATAGCCGCCCCAAGGGACCGAGCCAGGCCGGGCAACTTGCTCCCAAACAGGAGCACGGCCACAACTCCAACAATACAAATCTCCATAGGACCTATGCCGAACATAATACACCCCTAGATTCCTTGACCATAAAGAGTAAGGATGACCACACTAACTAGAGATACTAGCCCGAGCCCGAATACGAACCTAGAGAACAGGAACCAACAAACATCATGGATTTTGTTCAACCAAAAGGGACTGTGCAACGGAAATGGGGGAAACTTCTTCTCAAGCCAAGTTAAACCCGACCCTATCCCTATGCAAAATCCAACTAGAATCATTGAGGCCAACACAAAATCAGGAATTAAAACCATGGGAACCTGCCTTTCAAAACACGTGAGTATTGTAAACCTCAGGTATGGGAAACCCATCTTCATGGGGGATAAGAACAGCCGGGTACAGCACCCCCTGTGGTTCAAAAAGGAACGCCGGAACCGGGTCGCCGGGCCCTAGCTCTACAATGTCAACGCCACCGGATTGCCCCCACCCTATATACTTATCATCAAGGAGCGTCCCCCGGGTTGGGTCCGAGATCTTCAGCAAAGGGCGCTGACATGTTACCATATTACACCAGGACGCAAGTACAGGTCATACTAATTGTGTACTAAAATACTCATAATCAGTACACATTAGTCTAGTTTAACCAGAAGCCCGGCCTTCTTTTGGGCCCTCATCTGTTTATCGTAAGCCCATAGCTCCCTTGATTTAGCCGCTTCCTCCCTCTTTTGCCCCTCCCTATCCTCCTCAATAGACTTTAACACAGCTACACGTGTGATAAAGTACATAGAAACGGAGAAACAAACAAGGATAAATGAGATAAGTACGAATATAACAAAGAAATTAAAAATGGAAAACTCCATAACTAATCACCCTTTGCCCTTCTGGTAAAAATCCGAGCCCCGCCATTCAAGCGCTCTTGCTCCGCCCTATCAGCCTTAATCGCCCGCAAAGTCGCCGAATAAGTCACAAAATACGACAACACGTAGGTGAACCCCATGACCAAAAATAGAGAAAAAAAGACAGAGAAGAAATAAAACATGAGAAAATCCTCCAAGTAACTATACTACAAAACCCCTATTTGTCAATCAGGCCATTTTACGGGCCACCCCCCCCCAATGTTGTACTTAGGAAACATGATGTAAGAAATCTACGACGTTTCATGTACTTCTTCCCTTTTCTTTTTATACAATTATACATTATACAGGGGTGTGGTACATATATACCTATCTATCTTAGAGAATTTATTTTATTATTATAGAGTGTGTGTTCTTAAGGGGGTATGTATGTAAATCGACCCTGTATAATGTCTAATGTATAATTTCCCTTTCCGCCAAATTTTTCTCTAACTCGTAACGTTGCCGTATGTTAGCGATTGGGAATACCATAGCACGGGCCCCTTTGCCCCCGATAATGCAGTATCTCTCCACGGGGGCGAGATCAATCATTCTCCTCAAAATCGTTTTAATCCCACCATGTCCGTGCCATTCAGTGTGTTTGGCAAGTAGGCCGTCAGGGCCGACAAGTTTAGTACAATTAAAAGCAACACATGGACCGTCACGGTGAGATTTCAAAAAAGCCACACCGGCGTAGCCAAAGACAGTTTGTACATCTGGAGGGATGGGTTGGTCTGTAGCAATTAGAGAGTAGAGGGTGTCCGTGTACTCCTGTCCGGCTATGCGGTATTTGTGGGGTGTGTGCATTAAATGGTCGAATAAGAGGTTATGGTCCGAAGACCCAGCTATCTCATTTTTGGCTTCGGGGGTTATCATCGGTATTACTACCGATTCTGTGTACTCGCGAGCTTCATCTATGTCCATATCGTGCAGGGCGGCCCTCATGGCGCACGGGACGACGCGGGACTCCCATAGACGGGCCAGTTCTCCTCCGACGCCATCTGGGGGCATCTGGAGAGCCCTAGCGAGGGCTATAGCCTCCTTGGCCACAACCAACACGGAGCCCATCAAGGCCCAACCCAAACTCTCAATCTCTCGGTTCGTGGGGGTGGCGAATCGGCCCTTGTCTCGGCGTACTAAGGACAAGTCGATTTGTCGGTTTAGGTCTGCCTGCGCTAGTGAGGCGGAGGAAATGCCTGCCAGCCATGCTAAGTGTTTGACATGATAGACTTTAGCTATTTGTCCTCCCGTTCCTCTTCTTATCGGTTGTCCTTGTGATGACAATCGTAACATTTGGAGTAGCTCTTGCTGTTCTTTGGTCCTTCTCTGGTCAATTTCGTCGATGAATAGTGGACTTGAGCTTCCTTGGGTTGATTGTATGATGCCTGCCACGGTAGTGTTGGCTGTTTCGATGGCGAGCCCTAAGCAGAGTTTGCGGAATAGTCTAAAGAGAGAGGTTTTACCGGTTGCACTCTCTCCTGTTACTATAACGGTAGGTCGCCAAGCCCAAAGGTCTTGAATTAGGGTAGCACAGAGTAGGCCGACGGCCATTTCTCCCATATGTGGTTCGGCCCATGGCCAAGTGTGGACGATGTTCACTACGTCGTGAAACTGCTTGATTCGGTAAACAGGGTCCTGGGCCAGGGCCAGTTCCGTCGTCAGTCGTTCTGGAAGGAGCCAGTCAGCATCACAGTTCAGGTTAGCCAAGAGGTTGTGTTGTACTGGGGGCGAGCTATGAAGGACCCCTTTGGTAACAGTAAAGCATTGTTGGTTGGATACCAACAAGAGGTCGCCGCTTCCCGCATTCCACACCCCGGCACCAACGACTCGGTTACGTTTTAGGTTTTCGCAGGATACGAATAACGCCAAGGCGGTTTTGAACAATTCCATGGAGTACACCCCGGCTGGGGGTTGGCGATCCTTGGTGACGGACTGAGTGAAGGGTTCTCCGATGAGCATTGCTAGTTCATCATAACAGCCGACGCGCATTGAGAAGTCTAGTTGACGGCTTGTGTGTGAACAGTATAGGCGGACGGCTGTTCCGGCCAGATTAGTTTCAACAATACTAAGTCCTAACCGTTGCATTAACTGTAACGCTTCTTTCTTCTCTTCTTTCTTTTCCTCTTTCTCTGCTTCTTCATACATATCCGGTGTTATTGGTTTTAGGTGTTTTAGCAGTAGCTCCTCATACGTTTCGTACCCTTTATAGGGCATACCGGCGGCCAAGAGGTCTCTAAGGTCATTGCCGTGATTAGGGGTTATGGGGAAGGGGACTACTACGGGGAGGGCGAGGATTCCGTGGAGGTTTAATACGGAGGCCTTGGCGACCGCCCCCTTGAGGCCTGGGAGATCGGCATCGGCAATGACATATACGATTTTAATACGTTCTGGGGGCAAGCAAGAGATTTGCGTTTGGGTGACGGCTTCGCTACAACCATTTGGGTTGGTAAGACAAACGCTACCGGGGCCAAAATAGCTTTGAAGGGCTACAAGATCGGACACTCCTTCTGTCCAGAATATGTTCCTGGGCGCGATGTTCTCGTGGAATAGTAAGGCCATGCCACGATATCCTATTAAGCCATTTTCCTGCCTCTTTTTTTTCACCGTGTGTGTTTTTTGGTTTTTCGGGAATGGGCGTCCATTCCGTGGCATTAGGTGTATTCCTATTACGTTGTCTATGTTGCCGTAGACACTCCAGCCTAGGCAGGTCGAGTTACGAAAAGAGTAGATGGCGGCCCCGGAGAGTTTAAGGCCCTCTAACGTACATGGGGTTTTGGCCTTCAAGAAATCGTCGGCCAGGCAGTCATTCCACTCTATGAGCTTCGGCTTGAGGTCGTCATCGGTGGGTGGGGGGAGGGCATATTTTTTCGCTAATCCTTTTACCGCCTCTTTCCAGTCTTTGTATAACCCTACTTTGGCGCAGAAGTCAAATAGGGTGCCGGTGAACCCAGTACGGTGGTCCTTATAATGACCCGTTAGGCGGTTGAATGACGCTGAGGGGTGAGTGTCTTCTCCACCAAAGATTTTGTGGGAGAGACATGGCACCCATTCTCCGGTGGCCGAATTATCACTTGTGCAACCTACGCTGTCGTAGAATTCAAATAAGTTTATAGTCTTTAACAGGGTGGCGCGGGTCTCTTTTAAGCTCATCCCGGGTTGCCTCGTACATAGTTCCATATGCCCGCGAGAGTCCAGAACTCTTTCCGTTCCCTTTCCAGTTGCAGTATGTCTAGTTGTCTATTTAGTAGATCCTGGTTTTGCTCCTCGCATTGGGAGTAGTCTTTCCACACTTCAGGAATTAGTCGTGGCCATTTGCTTTGCAGACATGGAGCGCATACGGGGTAAAAACTGAGCATCGGCACTGTCATTAAGGTGGAGCTGGTTATTGAACAGAATTGGCATTTCCAATAAAGTTGTTGGGCGTCCGGGGAGTGGAAGTGTCCATACACACTACTTATCTCGTTGTTCTTCTATCAGGCGACATGCCAGTTCGTGGAGTGCTTTTTGGGTGCATCGGGAGCAACTCGGACACATTAGGGGCCAGTACGGACTGTGGACGGCCACGCTTACACCACACATAAGATTACAGTGTGGGCATAGGACACAAGCGAATTGTTGATCTTCATTAACTACAACTATCCTACGATGTCGTTGCCATCTGAATCTACCATATAGAGCTAGATGACTCCCCAGCGTCGGAGGATGGTTCGCAGTAGTCTGGCGGTAAATCCGTTGTACCGTCGTTGACGCGCCTCCGCGATGGCGACCAAGGTTTCGTAATCAGCCTCTGTTTCAACTTTTGCGAACTCCAGGTCGTCGTCGTGGTTGCAACCCAAAATGGTAATGGCTCGGTCTACTAAAGTGCCATCCGTGTAGATCAACCAGCTCTGTCTATCAAATGCTAGTTCTACAGTGTAGACGGGGTCTATCGTGGTGTCAGTCATTCGAGTTCCACCTAAACATACGTTGTATATAGGTTGTAATAGACCTTTGCGTGGCATGAGGGTCCAAAATTTTTTTGCACGTTTCGGCCCAGTCAACATATTCAGGTTGGTCAGCCAAAAGTTTTGCTCTGAGTTTTTGGTGTTTTTCAATACCGAAGAGTGTGTTGGGCGTTTCTATCACTTCCCCCTGTCTGGAGATCACCCATTTACATCCGTCTGCGGAAAGGTCGACTGTGTAAGTCTCTGGCGGTGGTAGTTGTTGCTCAGGCCCATGGCAGTTATTCCAGAATTCTATTGCGTCAATTCTTGCGTATTGTTGGTCTTGCAGTGTGCGCTCTAGGCTTTGATGGAGTTTTACAGCCACTTCTTCTATTGTCAGGTGGGTTTTTAGATTGTCCAGGGTATCTAATACCGTTGTCGATGGTATTAAGGTTGAGGAGTTTGTCTTTTGTTGGTCAATATAAATGGCTAAAGATGCAAGAAACTTTTTTTGTAACTCGCGTTTGATGTCCCTCAGAAATTCAAGGTCTCCCGATAGTCGTGTCTTCAGTTTTAGTAAGTTGTCGATTTCTTGAGTCATCGTCTTTCCTTTCTTGCCAGATATCTTTTGTACATCGTGGGCAGACTTGTGGTGCGTAGAAGTCTTTTATGTAGTCCCGGCCGCACCGGGGGCAAAATCCAAGGCAGTTTTCATGGGTCATTGCAGGTGATCTCCGGCGGGGTTTGTGGAACTTGGATAGGTAATTGTTTTGGTGGTATCGTAGGTTGAACGATAGAGTCGGGCATTTGTCCTTTCCAAGAGATTGATAGGCTTCCAGTGTTGCGATATTCTCTGGAAAAAATGGTCACGTATCCATCCCGATGGGCTACGCCTGGTATGGTGTATCGATTGTTGAATACATCTTTGAATTGTATTAAGGTGTAATTATCCCCATAAGGCACACAGGCGGTGAAATCCGGTGGTACGAGAGTAAGAGGTGTGGCCCCACCTTCTACTGGGAATAAGATGGTATTCGGGACGACGTCATATCCTAGTTTCCGTACAGCTTCGACGTGTTCGTAGGTTCCCTTTAGGCTTCCCGAAAGTGGTGTGGTGCTTAGTGGCGTTCCGCGCTCGTCGGCGGGCAAGAGGGTAACTTCCGCTTCAGTGCCTTTAATAGATGCCGAAGCCAATAAGTAGTAGGTCTCGGCGTATTTGGGGCTCAGTGGGTCACTGGTGTCCCTGTACTCATAGGGTGTGTCCAATAGGTACAATTTCCGTGTGCGACGTATGCCGTCCCGTTGTACATCTTTTAGAAGTTTAGCTCTCATTGTATTCTCCTACTTGGTCTTTGTATTGTTTGTACAATTGATCGGCGATTTCCCGTACCTCAGGACTCATGGGGGCGAATTTAAGCTTTTTGTTTGCTTAGCGCATTTTCTTTACTAGCTCGTCATTTGTGAGCGTCGGTTTTTCATGTTTGTCAATCATTAAGGTACCTTATGTTCTTGCCAGAAGCGGTAAAGTGCTTTCCAAGTTGTCTTCATGGCCACGTATCGGTTGGTTCGGAATATCCAGTGAGTTCGTGGATAGCGTTGCATAAAGGCTATGATGGTTCCGTCTATACTGGCTGGGTGAACCGATGTTTTCTCCTTGCAAATTTTAAGCAACTCGGACCACTCGCATTCGACAACAATTGCCGACCACGGAAACTCCTGGAGGCGCTCGAATTCTCGCACGAACCGCTTTCTGGATTGCGTTAGTGACTGTATACAATCTCCAGGACTTTTGCGTTCGATTACGATTTGGGTCTCGTAACCCTCGATGGCGTAGTCCCCAGTTGGAAGCTTACGGCGAACACACGCCTGTTCAATCAACATAGGGTGGCTGTCTCGTTGTATAGTGATGTTAAAGTCCCAGGGTTGTCGCTCACGATTGTCTGTTATAATGACGAACGGGGACTTGTATGTCCGTACCACACTACATTCCAGTAAAAAAACCTAGCCGGCCTGCGCCGACTAGGTTCACCCTAGGTCCCCACACCTAAAACACCTCTCCAACTTCCTCTGTTTCCTTAGCCGTGATCTTCGTTTTTTTACCCGTCTTGGGCGCTTTCTTCAAGAAAAGTTCATTCTTGGGATAGTCCCTAGCCTCGGGACTGTCTACGTGTTTGTAATCCCATGCGACATTACAGTATTTCCCGTCTTTTGACCACTTGGTAGTTCCAAAAAATGTAGAGAGCCTGGCTTTCTCGAAGTCAATGTCTATACCGCCCTTGCCGGCTGCTTGTGACGCCTTCACGTCGTCTTCTGTGATAATTCCGCACGCGAGGCCAAAGTGCTGACCACGAATTGCGTATTTTCCTGTTAGGTTAAACATGTCTCTTACTTGACGGCCGCAAGCTAACTCATTTTCGTGAGCGAGGATGTCGAGATTAACGATAATATGATTCTCACCGATTTCGACGTCTGTAACGAGTAGATGACATTTTCCTTCTGGAATTAGACTAGATTCTGTGAGATCGAGATATACCATGTTTCTTACCTTTCTTTTTGTGCGTGTAGGTTGTTTATGTAATTGCTAACGTCGGTATTCATAATTGTACGTTGATATTCGATTGAAGTGAATAGCCAGGGCGTATAGTCGTCCAGGGATTTTTTGTAGAGGATGGCTTCTACATCAGAGGTCATCCATTCGAGTTCCACCAGGTTAAGGTATAGTAACGGCGCCTCCGAAGGTGTGAAAATAGTATTGTCTCGTGGGTCGGTAGTGTATGTGCCGAAAGTTGCGGTCCAAGCGTAACCCACTTCGCGTAGGTGTCGCCCTACGACATTTAGAATATGTGACCACAATGGCGTATCGCGCACTGCCGTTGCGAATGAACTTACAGCATCAGTGGAGTTTACTACGTACGGGTCCCGCTGAAACATTATGGGTGGGCGTTTCATCCGACTGTCTCTTCTGTATTATCGTCTGTAAACTCTTCTATATCGCTTCCTCTCCAAAAACTTCGTTCTCGTATACTTTCATCAAAGGTTTTAAGGCACCTAGTGATGTAATTTACTAAGACGACGGTTGGGGTGTCCGTAGATACACCGATGTTGTGTTTATTGATTACACTGGCCAAGTCGTCGGTACAGGACTTTGTAAATCTCATCCTAAACTCCTATTTTGTAATTTCTTCAGGGCCTCTGCGCGGGCCACTCCGACTCTTTCGTCTATCTTGGCTCGCTCTAATTCGGCCGTGGCGGCTTCTAGCTTGGTTTCTTCGATAGTAGCCTGGAGTTGTAGTTTCTCGTCGGCCGTCAACTGGGCGTCTTTGATCGATTCTTCTTCTGTCAGGGTACCATAATTCACACCCGCAGTCAAGTAATGGAGGATAGAATTATAGGTGGCTTCTGGTAATCTGGGCGGGAATGGGTGTAGGGTATGCGACTTGAGGACTTGTGCGGTGGGGATTGGGGATGGTGGGGCATGCCTTGTGATGGATTTGCGTTCCAATAAGAGATACATCGCTGCCAAATCATACACCGAGGTCTTACCCTTAGGTTCTTGGTCTTTTGTAGCGCGCCCATCTCGCCAAATTGTTTTTAGTTGGGTGGTCAGCACAAGGGTGGTACAACGATCTGACAACTCTAGGATGAACTCTTCGACAAAGCCTCTAACGCGGCTCCAAAATAGGCCCCCGCTGGCTGTAAACTTGGCTTCGGTGGTAAATCCGTATTTGGCGTAATCGCCCGCTACGAGTTCGACGATTCCTTGTTCTAGAGTACCGCTGAACACATCTATGGCCACAACCTCAAACTCTCCTAAGGCGATTTGGTCAGTTTCCAGGCGTACAGTATCAAATAAATCACGAGGTGTTGGGGCCCGTGCAATTCGGGCTCGGGTAGCCGCACGTATGTCGATGTATTTTTTAACCAATGTCTGGTAGGCTGTGCCCGATTTCTCGCTGTCGAGGTATAGTGTTCTTTCTGGGGCTATGTGGGTTGCTAACCAACTTTTACCAGAATTGGGGGCGCCACATAAGACCAGTAAGTGCAAAGGGCAGCCGCCCCACAGAGCTGGTATGGTTTTGTTTTTTGTCATAGGTAGTTCATTTTGCTGGCACATTCGTAAGTGCATTTAATGTCCCCGCGTAGGTACTCTAGGGCTCGCTCTCGATCTTCGGGGAAAATTTTATGAAAATTAGCACCACTGATTCCTTCCATCTTGCCCTCTACTCCCAGTGCCTTACACAGATTGTTTAACGAAATTGCGCTGTCGAATTGGTACTCCCCCAGGCGATACTCCTGAAATAAATCTATGCAATTAGCCGGGGGCTTTCCGTATTGGGACATTAAGGGGAGGGTTTTTATTCCTAGAAACCAAGCGCGGCGTTTAAGGAAGACCAGGTCAAAGCGATGACTGTTATAACCTAAGATGTTACCGTGTGACGTTTTTACTAGATGGAATAAGTACCAAAATTTCGTTACTAGCCCGCGCTCGTCGGTTTCCGTTTCATCCTGTGTAGCTACTTTAAGGCCTTCCTCTTCTGTATGGTACCCGTATCCAAGCGCCATGACCCGTCCCGTGTGTGCGAACAACGGGGCTCGTTCGTAGAATGTCTCCCTCTCCTCCTCTATCTTTTTCTCTATCTTCTTTGGGTCTTTCAGTGCTCCTAATTTTACTTTGTGTGGATTGAAGTACCCGTCCACTACTTCCCGTGCCAAGGGGCCTGTCTCTATATCGAAGACCAGGGCGTACCGTTTGGTTTTGGTACACAGCTCCTCCAGAGTTTCCATGGTGACGATTTCCATCAGTATGTCTTCTCCTTAGCATGCCCGTCGTCGACCATGGTTTGATTAATTTCGAAGAGCATACCTGCGTCTCCTGTGCTCCATATTCGAACTAGGTACCGGCCGTATTTGTCTGTCTTGTCTTTAAGTGTTTCGATGTGATGTGGCGGATAGGTGGTCAGAAGCCACTTTAGATGATCGGCCGCGTCGGCCCCCGCCTTTGCCGTTGGGCCGCGACTTTCCGGGGCGTCTATGCCATACAGCCGCATGGCCCATTGGGCCGAGATACGCCCCCCAAGATCAACATCCATGACAACGGTATCGCCATCGATAACGCGATTAACGGAAGCGTAATACAGATAGGGGGAGAAGTTAGAGTCGGGGACCGGCATGGTTACACCCTCCTGGTGTAATTATCGGCCCTAGCATGAGGTTGTCAAGACACCTATATCAAATTTGCCTGATTCTTGCCTTCTTGAGCATCGCGTGTGTCTGACACCTGTAGTCTTATCAAGATTTTCAGAATCTCGTTTTGTGCCGTGATAATCAGGTTGCTCTGACTTTGCTGCGTAGCTATGATTGAAAGGCTTTGCGCTTGAAGTATATTCAGAAACTTCGTTGTGGTACACCGTTCGGTTTTTGATGCTATGATTTCGTAAGTTTGCCAGGACAGCAAGGAAATTAGGGCCCCGATGATAACCGGACCCAAGGCCAATAACGTATAGACTAGCGTCGACCACCCACGATCAGGGGAGACGGAGGTCTGGCCATACAGGGCAGTGTAGGTTATTACCGCTCCCGCGCCGGTAGGAGACACCGTTAGAAATGCGTACAAGTATTCGAACCATCGTCCGCTAATCATTGTTCCCGTTATTCTAGGACTAATTTGAGGATTAGTCTTGCCAATTGGTCAACCCAAGTTACTGTGGTCGTTACCGCCGTTGAAGCTGCATCAACAGAGTTATCTACTACATCGAGAGTTTCATCTACGATCCGTACCGGCAGGGGTTTTGAAGGTTCTGGTTTAGGAATCTTAATATCTACATCCGGCAGTGCCGGGGTTACTTGGGGGCACGGGGGGCAGTCGGGCCGCACCTCTGGAATCGGGGGACCTACTTTATCAACGATCACATCTGTAGCACGATCAACAATCCGTGGACCGAGACGATCGAAGACGAAAGTTGCTACGGGACGATTTTGCACCATATAAGGTACGATTACCGTAATCAACGTTGATACGCCGATTATGGCCAATCGAGAGAGCAGGGCTGCTGGAATCATTAGGATACCTTCAATTCTGTGGCCGGCTTCGCAAGTGCGTTGCGAGGGATTGTAATGTTTAACTTAGCTTCGATGATTGAGAGGACAATTTCTCGCCCCTCGGCCGAGTCCAATTTCTTGTTAAGTTGCAGAGTGAGAAATCGGTTCACAACCTCGTTCAACTTTTCGTCGTCGGCCACGATAGCTAAAATTTCCTTGCCGCCACGGTACAATTCTTGATACCCGCCTACGGCGTAATTCTCAAGAAAAGAACTTAAAATGGGCAAGCCATTAGCTGTACATTTGGCCGACAGACGAATCGCTATTTTCCGCCGATCCTCAACGGAATCATCTTGGCGTAGTAGAAATTTGGCGACAACGTACGCAAGTACCCCACCGCCAGCGAGTAACAAAATTCCTAACATGTTCATGTTCATCGTCCTTCTTTAAGGTATGCACGTACGCCAAGTGCCGCCCCCGCGAATGGCAGGAGGAAAAACAGTAACGGGATGTAGTTCTCTTCAACTGGGGTTGCAGGGGCCGGCGTTGGTACTAGTGGGGCCGGAGTTGCTGGCGGCTGTGCTGGGATCGTTGGTGCTGGAGTCTTTGGTCGTGGGGTGAATGGACATTGCTCGGCGGCCCTGTCGGGATATGTCTCTATGTACCTAGAAGCTACTACGGACATACGATCAAATAGTGTTGCATCAAATTTAACCGTATCGGCGGTTCCATAGAATACGACGGGGGCTTTTCCATCAGCGCGATGGGGCGATTGCAGTATAATCGCCGGCTTTTTACCAGTCGAAAGGAAGTAGCCCCATGCCGATTGTCGCATCCAAAGAGCTCCGGCCTCCCATTCAGTGAAGATGACTCTAGATTGAAGGGCCCTCCATCTTAAATCTGTCCCCATCAGTTGTCGCAGATTTGTATCCGCCTGTGTGCTGGGCTCCCCATAGACGACTGTCAAATACCATTTGTTCTTAAATTCATAGTCGTATGGATTGAGTACCCTCTCGGCCTGGGCAGTGGAGAGTAAGAGGAGAAGTATCAACAGGCTTAAAAGTAGTTTACGAACTAACATGCACAATATCTCCTATTCTAATTATACAGGATTAAGGGTACGAGGGCAAGGGTGGCGATGGTGAATACACCAGCGTAAGCATATACGATCCCGATTTTCGCCAAATTCGGAAGAATTCCTCTTTGTTCACGAACTTGTATTGCTCAATGTGGTTATTATCCAACAGGACCGCCTGCGTAGGTGTTAAATCTACTATAAGTAGTGCATGTGCTTGGAAGGCCTCATCATCGGTATAACCGATTATGGCGCCCAAACGATTCTTCATTGCCCACTCAAGCATTTTCTCGCCTTCTGGTCCCGAGGCAGCGGCGTAGCGTAAGTTGGCCGCATCGAGCCGGGTTTCGAGGCGATCGAAATATTCCCCGCCATCGAAATTTTGCCTCCACCAGGTGGCCATGTCGTCTAGGCCCTGATAACGAAGCAGTGAGATTAAACTCGCGTGGACACAACTGCCACCGGTTTGTCCTCTCCAGTTTCTCTTTCTCATCTCTTCCGGTATGTCCGCCAAATCCTCTAGCGGTGGCAGGTATCGGTGGTCGGTGTTTAGCCACATTTCTGGGGGTTGTGTAACAATGGCGTCAAGGCCAATACCTTTATATGCGGCGATGCCTAAGGCCAGTAGGGTCAGTACGATCAGGAATCGTCCAGCATCGGATGCGTGGTGGGTCATGGGGTGGTTCCTATAGTGGCGGGGGTGGTGCTAGATTTGCGTAGTTGATACAGGACCCGTCTCCGGGCGGTGGAAAGCATCGGGGTGTCTCGTGCCGGCAGTGGGTCTAGGCGTGCGGCGGCTCTTTTCTTGTTCAGTTTCTCATTATCCTCTCGTGCCCAGGATGTCTTGGCCATAGTTTCTAATTGGTCTGTTGGTATCTTTAGTTCAGCGAGTAGCGCCTTTGCTTTGGCTATGTCTTTCTTGTTAGCTGAGGTTGGGGTTGCATAGGCCGAGTTTATAACTGTAGTTGCCTTGTCTTCAATGGCTTGTTGTAATTCGAGTTTGTGCTCTGGGGCGGCCAGCGGGAGAATTTTTAGCAGGTCGGGTAAGGTGGAGGGAATGTATGGGCGGTAGACTCCGGTCATAATCGAGTCGATAGAATCCTCTGTCAACTGATTCTCTTTTAGGATTGCTCGTGTTTTTTTATCTGACAGCCCCAGGGCTCGTGTGTCCCGAGTCACCTGCGCGTATTCGTCGAACAGTCGTTTCCGGTTCCTTTCCATTCGTTGGTAGCTGTCGGCTATCTCTTCTGGCGTGACGGTTCCTCGTCTGTGTAGTGGTCCTAAAAGAATTTTGTTAGCCTGTACGAGGCTTGATTGGTAACGACTGGCTTTATAGCCGTAACTTTGGGGTATGTCTATGGTGGTCAAGCGTACCCCAGTAGAGGCGGCGATGGCTTCATTTGTGAAATCATACTTCTTCCCACTTGGAGACACATATCCTTCCCACCCCTGCTTGACCCGTTTGAGGGAGGTTAGTGTGCCCGGTTCAAACGCATCCCACATATGTTTAAGTACGTCGATAGCGATTTGTTCCGCATCATCCTCTTCATTATATACTGTACCTCCGGTTGCTTTTTTGTTTCTCATAATGTCGGTATATTTACCAGCTAGTATTTCTTCCGATATGAAGGGCCGAAATGCTTCTTTCGATGCCTCCCACATAGCGTCTTTCCAGTTAGCTCCGCGCAAAAAGGCTATGGCGGTTTTTTGGATATTCGAGTGGGCTGTCCAGCGACTGAGGTCGATTACGTCATAAGTTAGACTATCTTCATCTTTCCCCAGATGTACTAATTGGCTATTTTTAGACCATGGGGCTATGTGGTGGCGCAGTTTTTCTTCTTCGTCTTTATCGACTCCTGCAAAATATCGGAAAAGTTGCGCTAGAGATGAGGTCAATATTCCATGTGCGAGTATCGATCCGTAGGCTCGTTTCATGCCTATGATTCGAGTTCTGGGGTCGACAATTTCTAATCCAGCTTGGCGATATGTGTATAGTGGAACTCGTATCATTTCGGCCGAGAAACTAACGAATGGCCCGAAGAGGGGCCAGTGCCTTACCGTTTTGGCTAACTTTGATAACATTGCATTTGATGGGTATTGGTTTCTGATTATCTTAGCAGTGAGGGTTTTTATCTCTGCTTCAGACAAGTCCGGCCTCGCCTTTCTATATTCTGCCTTTTCAACTTCCCATCCAATAAGCTTAGGTATGGCGTCTCCCCATTTGTACAATTCCAGGGCGGTTTCGTATGTTTTTTTGACGGCCCCCAGGGTTGCTGTGATTGCTCTACCTACGGGCTTTTCCGCTGCCTCGGTTCCTAGAGTTGCCTCAACTGGAGTTATAAATAATTGGGAGACAACTGATCGTATATCTTCTGCCCCCACCTCCTCTCCTATAATCCCCTCTCTTACGGCGTCTAGAATGTAGTCTCGCCATTTGCCTTTGTCAGTGCCTGTTATATGCAGTCCGGCTGCGGCAAAGGCTTTTGCGGCATGAGTAAAATCGAAGTGGCCATTCGCTATCATAAGTGAATGATTGGCAGCCAAATTCGAGGTATGTGTTACCCAGGACAAGGCAGTTTTGCTAATTTTGGTCCCAGCCATTGCCCGAGCCAACCACTTTTGCGCCTCACTAATTTGGGCAGCTTTCCCAAAGGTTTCATTTATAGCTTGTTTGGTCTCTGGGGTTGTCCACAGTCCTGCCACCGGCTCCATAGAATAGTCGCCCTTGGCGATTTGGACGTATGCTTCTGGATTTGTGTTGTCGGTAAAGAATAACCCGTTGTCTAGCCCTACTTGACGTATTTCGGTGAGTGTCTTGTGGTTTTCTATCAGCCGTCCTAATTTTTCTACGCTCTTTACATAGTTCACAAGAGGGTCGGTATACTCTCCCCATAAAGTGCGTATCTCTTCTGGAATATCTTTACGTCGCAGTAAGATTGATAAGTCTTTACGCCCTAGTTTTGCCTTGGCTAGGGCAGCCATTGGTGAGTCGGAATCTTTGCCAACGTATAGCAAGGCATTTATGGTATGTTCAATTTGGTCGTCCGTGTAGTTTTGATATTCTTTACGAATAAAATTCTTGGCCGCATTTTTAATCCGATCGTCTACCCTATTCGACCATTCGGGATCGTCGAATACTCTGTATGATCTATGAAGATACACGCCTAAATTTTTATCAATAATGGTGAGGATGTCTCCCTCAATAGCCCCTGAATTTAGAAGTTCTATAGATAAGGCATCTATGTCGTCGCGCAGTTTAGCTACAGTTGGTTGTAACTGCGGAGGCAGTTTAGATAAATGCTCCTGGGGGTTATGTAAGGCGGTGTTGATAAGGGACGAATCGTCTATGGATACTTTTTTTGTACCGTATGCGTCGTATACCGCAGCCCTAAAATCACGGATGGCGTAATCAACTTCTAGCCGTCGTTCTCCTAGTCGACCTCGTCCTTGAATCAATTCATCGAATATTGGTTCTGGCATTAGTCCTTGTGGCAATAACCATTCTTTTGACTTTATTACTCCTGCCTTGGCCTCTTTGACAACTGATTCTGGGGGATTCCAGATTATAAGTGGAAAGGTGCCAGCTTCACCAGAGATTAGGCCGGGTGGAATTGGTTTTGTTGGTGTTGGCTTGGTTGTGGGGGCTTGTGCGGAGGCCGCTGGTACGATCCCGGCCTTTTGCATCAGTCTGTAGAATTCTTTTTCAGCCTCAGCCTTGTTTGACTCGTCACCAGAACCTAAACGGCTCGCTATGCTGGCGGCGATCGCCGGGTCTAAGGTGGCTAAAAATTCGACTATTTGTCGTTCGGAATATCGATTAGTCTCTCCTGGCACTGACGCGGTGGTCCCTTTGACGGGCTGGCTGATGTCTTCTTCGTAGCGGGGGGCGTAGAAGCGGGGCGATGGGGCGGCGGGAGCGGTCTGGGTGGATGCTATCTCGGCTAATGTGGGAGTTGTTGTGCCTTTTGCTCTAGGGAAGTATGGAGTTAGGGGTCCGACATGGGGGCCGCCCGCAATCTGGGGCGTTATGGCCGGGGGCGCTGGACCAGGTGGTTCCTGTGTCTGCGCTACCTCTTCAATCAAGGGTTGTACTTCAGCTGGCGGGACTTCTGGTTTAGGTTGAATAGTCTCGTTGGCTTTCGTTATGACATCTGCTTGTGCCTGTTTAACGTAAGAGTCATCCCAATTTCCTGCGTCGGCATCAAGTTTTGCAGATGACCTTAACTGTTCAACTAGTTGGTCATCGCCTTGGCGTACTCCTCGTAGCTTCGCAGCAGCCTCTGTGAGTTCCGTAATCGTACTAATAAGTTTCGGGTCGGCTTGGGTGGTCGCCTTGGGGTTGGCCCCTATTTTCTGGTATAGAGAAGCTAATTGGCCTACGGCTGCGTAGTACCCTTGGGCGTTGTAACCTTTAACAAAAGTTCCATCAGTAAGAGACCGGGCTAGCGTAGAAAGGTGTTTCCGTACTACTTGATTGGCAGGTGAAGTTATACCTACTGCCTTTAAGTCTGCTTTGGACGGGTTTGGCATGTCTCCAAAAAGGCGAACGGCGTCCACTTCGCCACGTTTTAACGCATAGAGAAGGCCTCTAGCTCCGTCTTGGAATTGGTTTTGTGGAATGTCCGCTAGGGTAGACAAGCCAGCTAGGGAAACTGGCCCCGCAGCTACCCCACCGACGAGGGTACCCATTATTCCTGCGGTGGTAGCGGAGTTTAACACATCTTTCCACACTAATGGATCGTTCGATCCTACTTTAGCGATAACATCTGTAGCGATATTTTGGACGAACTCTTCAATTCCCTCCGATGCTGCTCCTAGGCTGAAGTTTGCAAATCGTTTGGCGAGGCTCTCCCAGATAGTCTTACCTACGCCGGGGGTGTGGAGCATGAATTTTAGTGGAAGGATTCCTAGGAGAGAATTCACGGATGCCGTGAGAATTTCTTGCCCTTCTGATACAGCTTTTGCTGTTTTCGCATCGCCATATTGTTCTAAGTTATGTTGATATCGTTCCTTCTTATCTGTTAAGCTCAGTGCGGCTTGGTGCCCCATAGCTGGTATAGGTCCGCCAATAGCATAGAGTCCTATGGTTGCGGCAAGTTGGGCTAAATTTTCTGATCCGCGCTCTGCCACCCAGTCCCAATCTTGCACCAAGTCCCAAGTATCGGCGGTGTGTCTTTCAAGATTGGCGACGTGTTTGGACGTGGGGGCTTTGTCTTGTAAGTATTGGCCGAGGTCTTGAATAGAGGTGTATATGTCGCGCTCAGTTTTAGATATGGGGTCTGCTTTAACAATGGCTTTTCGTCCAGCAGGGAGTATACCGATTTCGTTAATGCCCTTTGCTAAGGCTTCCGATAAACCTTGTGGTACAGCATATTGCCGGAGTTCTGCCGCTAACTCTCCCATTCGCCCGGCGCCTTCAGTAACAAGTCCCAGTTGGCGGACTATGGGATGTCGAATCCTATACTTCGCGTTTGTGGCCACTTGGTTAAAATTTTTCGTGAAGGTGTTAGAGATCGTAGTAAGGCCTCGTCCGAAAGCTTGTGTCTTACCTTGTGCCTTCTCCCCAAGTACAGTGAAGCCTTGTTTCAAGTTTTTTAATACATATTGATTCTCCTTTTCTTGTTCCCGTTCTTGTTGCTCCACATCTTTTAAGTAGTCATCTATCGTCATCCCGTGTGTTGGTTTGGGAGGTTTAGGGACGGGTGGCTCGGGGGCGGGTTGGCGTTTGGTGGTTGTAAGGGGAAGCTCGGGCCTCTCTGATTCTTCTTGGTCTTCGAAAGAGGTGCCACTTAGATAGTCCTCCATGGATATTCCGGTAGACCTGGAGGGTTGTGGCTGGGTATCGGATTGCGTATTCCTAGACGGTGGGAAGAAACTTCGCAACGTGTCCCAAAGAGCAGCCATATAATCTCGTTATGCAGGAGGCACGAGTCCAGCTTGTGTTATTGGTCTGGCCGCAGGGAGTTTGAAAAGAACTGGCTGCCCGTCAACGTCTGCCTTGTAGATGAGAGTTCCCTTGTGGCTAATGATGGTATTCATTGGGGCATTTCGTATGTCTCCGTCAGTTTTTGCGATTACAGGATTTCGTGCGAGGTTTACCATGCGTGGGTTATTTTCCCACTCTCCTACTCTTATGGACCATTGTTCGAAAGAGTTTTTGGCATCTTTTAGGCGTTGCTCTAGCCTAGCATTATCGGCCTTTTGTTGTATTTGACGTTGCCTGGCTTCCATGAAGGCTGCCCTGTCAGCATCCAATCGTTTCTTTCTCTCTACTTCTCGTGCTTGTTGCTCTTGCACATGTTTATTTAGTTGGTCAAGGGCCTCTTGCTGTTGCTGTGCCGCCTCATTTAATCGAAGGTCTGTTTCATCCTCGATGGTGGTATATTGGCCGGTCTCGTCTCCTTGTTTTATCTTTTGCGACGCCTTCTTTATCTGAGTCCGTATATCCATCGCATTGTCGATTATGGCAGCTACGTTTTGTTTAATTTCTTCCGGGGGGGTGTCTGGGAAAACCGACGTTTCGAAGTATTTTTCTACAAGGCGGCCGGCCGATCTCTCGTCAGCTGCTCTGTCTTTTGTCTGTTGTTTGGCTTCCTCTGTTTGGGCTCGGGGTATCCACGTTTGTTCACCTAGGGTAGTAGAGATACTGCGACCATCCGGATATTCGGTGATTACGGGTCGTTGCCAGAAATGTTTGACCTTGCCATCGGGTGTTACAATTTGTAGTAATGGGATTCCGTTGTGCGACATTACTGGCTCTCCCGCCCCATCGGTGACAGGGGTAGCATCGCCCGGTTGTGCCTGGCTATATGAATCCCAATTTTCAGAGTCTAGTATTCTATCGAACGTCTCAAGTTCTATCGTTAGGCTTTGTGGAGATAGCCGTTCTCCCTCGCCCTTTAATAAACTGCTGTATTTATTGCGACGCTCGGTCCAGAGTTGCTTCCCATACTGATTAAACCGTTGACTTTTTACGTCTATAGCAGCGACCTTAGCGGCCACTTTCTCTCGTATACCTCTGGCTGATTCGGCCTTGCGAAATTCTAGGGTTGGGTCCGTATACCCAGGTTGGGTTTTTATGAATGTGGCGTAATCTGCGGCAGACCTTGTTCCCCTCTTAACCTCATCTGCCATCCTCTGCAATTCGGCAGGACTTGCGCCTCCTAAATTAATCCCTTGTGGTGGGGTATACGCGGATGGCATCCCTCGGGCGATTGGTGTAAGTGTTCCGGCTGCCTCCATCCGCTTGTTTTCAAATATTTCATCGGCAGCCCGTTCGTCTCGTCTAGATACATATTCTTGCGGGGGCAGGCCAGCTAGGTGCGCTAAGTAAGCATCGTCTTCACTTATGTACGATTGGGCCTTGGGTTGGGCATCCTGCAAGCCGGGTAAGGCATTTCGGTAGGGCGATCTGGTCCCTGCATAGGGATTTGGTATCCACTCGTAAGGCCCTATGCTTTTAGCCATAGTAGGTCTGTCCGTAAGTTGGCTTGTCCCGTGCTCGTAGTAGGCTAAGCGCCTTAGCATCGAAGTCTTTGTGCTGCTTGGCCATCGCTGCTGATTCTCTCTTTAGTGCGGCTTCCTTAAGCGCGGCCGCGTAGTATGATATAGGTTTAGCTTTGGGCTTAATTTTTGGTTTAGTCATAGCCATACATATACCCCTACTTTTTCTTTAGAGGAGCGTTCGATTGTCTGCACGCCGTTAGATTTCGTTGATTGGCTCGCTGTGCGGCCGGGCCACCAGTGCCGGCGTTTACATATTGTTGGTATATGGCACAAGGGTCCTTCTTCTTTGGTGGCCCAAGTCCTCCGTAGATGTCTCCAGACTTAATGCCTTCATCCAGTCCGGTTAACGCTCCGCCTTTGCCTGCGTACGGGTTTTCAATCATTTGGCCGACAACTCCCCCTCCAGGGCCTCCTCCGCCTCCGCTTCCGCCTCCGCCTCCTCCTCCGTTTCTGCCTCCGCCACCACCTCCCCCTCCACCTCCTCCACTTCCTCCACCGGCTCCCCATCGAAATTGGTGTTCTAAATTCCTCTGTGCTTGTGCATCCCTGGCTGACTGCAAGTCTAATTGACTCCGCAGCATTCTCTCCGCAGATTCGGCTTTAATGCGTGCAACGACAGCTGGGTCATAGGATATGCCCCCTCCTCCCCCACTGCCCACTCCACCGCCACTGCCCACTACACCGCCACTACTTCCATCAGTAGAGCCGTCACCCCCCGTGCCTACTCCACCAATACTGACCTGGGGCATCGTAACACCAGGGCCGGATAAAGAACCCAAAGACCCCATGGTAGGTGGGGGGGTACCCCCTTCGACCGGAGCAATGCCAGTCAGGGTTGTAGTTGGGGCTGCACCTTGTGGTTGGGATCGCAATTGCGGCCGGCCTTGTGACTGTTGGTAAGAATCTAGAGACGGAGCGCCCCCTAAGCCAGTTAACTGGGGACTGGGTTGCGCCTGTTGTTGGGAACCCTGGCCAGCCCGGTCCCAATTGATAGGCCTTGGGCCAGGCGGTCCCATAAAGGCCCTTGCTAGTAAGGACATTCCTGGTACTTGACCAACGGTTGATTTGTAACCTTTGGTTAATGGAAAGGCCATGATTATTGCCTAAGACTGGATACGGTTCCGTATGGTTTATAAAGACCTCCGGTTCCAATATTGGCCTGTTGGCCTAGGAGGTCCGCCAACTTGCCGTAAGTTTGTGTATATTGCGATCCAAACCCTTGGTCCTGTTTGCTCGCTTCGAATTGTAACGGTCTTTCTCCCACTTGCATTTGTTGCAAAGCGGTTTGTGCCGTCGCTTGTGGGACCATTCCCTGGGCTGCGAGTTGTTCTCCAGTGAGTTTGGAGAGATATCCAAGGCGCTGTTGGCGTAGAGATTCTTCTAGACGCATTTGATTAAAGGCCGCATCGCTGCGTATACCTCTGGATAGGCCCGCCACATAAGATCCGGCCAGACCACCTTGTCTTGCATTTAGCTCCCCAAGTTGTTGTTGTTCTCGTCTAGCCAGCTCCTCTCGCTGTATGGCGCCCCCGCCCTCTATATCTCCACGAAAGTCCTCAGCGCGGCGCCCGTAGGCGTCTGCTAGGTTCTGGTACATGCCAGGCACTTGCCCGAGGGCACTGGAGGTGGTGCCGGCTAAGGTTTTGTACTGGCCTAGTATGTCTGTATATCTAGCCTCCCCTGGTGCCAAGGTTTGTTGTCGAAGGTTTTCTTGGAGTTTAAGTATTCTAGACAAATATGGATTAGCTTGTGCCATTAAGTTTCGCCTCCCCTGTTGTTATCCTTAAGTTGCATATCCGATCGGATTGAGCTCATCAGTAACTCTTTGAATTTCTGCTTGTATGGTCCGTTCGGATCATCATCCTGTTTTTCTTCTGCCGCCGCGAGCATTGCCGCCAGGATAGTCTCTGAGTGCCGTCCACCGCCGGCCGGATAGATATTAGTTGCGGAAATGACATTTGGAATTGTGACGTACCGGTAAGTTATCACTTGGGTATTTTGGGTGGATGTTGGCGTTGGGTAGATCAGGAGCTCAAAGCGCTGTCCCGTATTTGCTGCTTGCGCCTTATTGCGCACCGCGTAATACTTGGTCGTCCCCGTTAGATCATCCATAGATCGCACCTTCCGCCACGCTGCCTCGGAGATTTTCAAAAGCGGCCGGCGGGTGGACCCGACCGCATGGGTAACACTATTGTCAAGGACCGTACCGCTACAATCGTCAGGCAAGTCGTAATCTACGTCAGATGTGGCCAACGTAATGGTGCCTTCAATCTGAAGGAACGACCACTCGTATACGGGTTGCTCCTCGGAGATTACCGGAAAGTAGAACATTCGTAATCCGCGTTCTATGAGCAAGGCAAAGTCGGTATTGTTATTGGTGGTCCAGCTGGAAGCCGTTCTATCCCACCCTAAGTAATGTGCGATCTCGCTTTGAATGTCTGCGAATGCTACGGAGATTGAGGATTCGGCCATGGTGCTATGTCGCTATGGTGGCTACGCCAGACAGAGAGGTTGCGAACCAATTTGTTCCATCACAAAAGAAGACCCCGTGGGACCCTATCCGGCTTAACGCAGTAGACCAGGCAATTGAATCTGAAGTTGCATCGTTTAGGGTTATGAGGGTGTCGGCAGTGGCGGCAGTAAAAGTTTGATTCTGATCCGCCACACCCCTGTATTCAAACCACATACCTGCTAAGGCGGCATTGGCGTTTGGAATTGTGTGGTTAAGGGCTCCAGCAGCTCCACGGTTGGTGATTACCCCGTTAAAGTGTGTGTTGGACAATACTGTATTGGTGGTTAGAGCATTTACCTTATGGGGCGCGGTTACCGCGCCCACCAGGGTTATGGTAGCTGCGCTGATATCAACTAGTGTGTAATCTGCTGTGGTTCCCATGAAGACTTTTAAGTCTATATCTAGAGCGCCGTCCCCAATGCTTATTGTCCCCGCATCATCTGTTGTGGGCAGTATGTTTACATTATCTCCATCGAAAAAAAAGCCCACATTTCCAACACTAGCGCCGGTAAGGTATGGCATATATGAAATCCGTGAAAATTGTATTAAGTAGTTGTCGTACCATTTCCTTGAAGGATAGCTACATACCAATTAGTACCATCACAGACAAACTTGGCACTCGCACCAATTTTCTGGTTATTCGAGGAGAACGAAACTGAATCGGAAGCGGAGTCGTTCAGTATCACTAACGAGTCTGCTGGCCCTGCTGTGAAGGTTTGGTTTTGATTAGCAAACCCCCAGTATTCAAACCACGCACCGCTTAGCGCCGCGGTAGCCGTAGGAAGAGTGTGATTCAAGGCCCCTGCGGCTCCTCGATTTGTGATTATTCCACCAAAATGTGTAGCACTCAGGGTAGTATTTGTAGTCAAAGCGGAAACCTTTGCCGCTAAGAAAGACGCCCCCGAAGGAGTCACTTTTGTGTTACCTACATCAAACAACACGAAATCGGCGGTAGTCCCTAAGTAAATTTTGAAGTCTATATCGGCAATTCCGTTACCTATGCTGACTGTACCAGTATCGTCTACATCGGGCAATACGTTTATATCTGCCGTATTGTATTGAATTCGAGTCGTAGCGCCTGATGGAATTGTAGCAAAGACCATAACTAATCCAATGCTAAGACCAAGATGTTCGCCGTGCTACCGCTGTCGTTGAAGACCTGCAACGTGTTAATTGTGACCGACGAATTGGTGCTGAGATCGAGCCCCAAAACGAAGGGAACCCCGTAACTACCTGATGTGCCAGTACCAAGTAACTGAAAATTTAATGCGACGCTATTAACATTCGTGCAAAGCAATCGGGTATTGAAATCGGAAGCTACCCAAAGGTAGTCGAAATTCCCTAAAGTATCATCGTAAACGGTTGCGTTGGCACTATTGGAGATGGAGAACACGCGCTGATAGACTATCTCGTTAGTCGCCGTCACGGATATCGGAGTCTCCAGACTCCCCACCTGATAGGTCACGCCGTCGACTCTGACCACGGCTCTAGAATAATGTTGAATGGTTACTGCAATGGTACACCTGCAAATCTTGTATGACTAACCTGGAGTTTAAATAGGTGGTCGTGAGCTGTTTTTATCCAGGTTTTGAATTCGAGGACATCCATGGTACGTTTGGCAAAGTTGCATTTTTTACAACAAGGAACTATGTTTTCTAGAGTATAACCCTCTGCGTTATTAACTCTATCTAATCCATTATATATGTAATCTCCCGTTCCTCTAAAATTACGTGTTATATTTTCTGGAGACGATCCACAGTAATAACACGGTAGTTGTGTAAAAGTGCAAAATTGGTCAAAATCTATAGCCCAGGTTCTTTTTTTATGTTTGGCCTTACGTTGCATATTCCTGTAGGTAGTGTTTTTTGACGCTTCTCCTAATCCTTTTCTAGGTGCCCCCAAATTTCCATTTTTTCTTAAGCAGCCACAACTTTTAATATGGCCATATCGTAAGGCGTAACCAGCTACGGGTACAATGATACCACAATCACATAAACATAGACAAGTAGCACTTCCACTATCTTTATTTTTATGTCGTGCGGTAACCAGCAATTGTCCGTATTTTTTCCCTACTTCATCTATGTATACTGATGTATTCATTTTACGCCTATGAAAAAGGCTTCGGCCACATGCGCCCGAAGCCTTATATAACCACGTTGTAAACTATTAGCTTACAACGGCAAGCTCATTTATGTCTGGTATTCTCACCTCTAGTGCTGATAATTCTCGCTCTTCAGGTGGACCCTCGTCGAGTATTACAACCACTTTCTTCCCGCGCTGCTTGATATATCTTCCGAACTTCCATTCGTCTCTCCACAGTCCTAGTACCCGGTCACCCTTTGCGAGTTGTCCGTTTTTGATTGAGTTTAGGATGGTGGTTGGGGGTTTTGGGATCGGGCGGCCCGCCAGTACGACTAGCCACGCCAAGTCTGGACCACGAATTACCTCTCCTAGCCGCCGGAATGTCCTGGACAATTCCCAGTACCGTTCGACGATCTCTGGAGGAAGCGGCTCGTGATCTTGAAGTCTCAGGGCTGTCTTGAGCTGAGCTTCGTGGTTGCCCTCTAGTGGTCGTATGTCCATATGATTCCTATTACGTGGCCACGGTGGCCGCACCCTTTACGTCAGCTACAATCCAACTCGTCCCATCACATACAAAGGTGGCGTGCGCCCCAATCTTTTCCCCTGCCGTAGAGAATGCGATCGAGTCAGCTGTCGCATCATTGAATGCTATCAAAGTGTCTGCTGGGTCGGCCGTGAAGGTTTGAGTTTGATCGGCTACTCCAAAATATTGGAACCATGCTCCTAAATATGGAGAAGTGATTGCCGGGAGGGTGTGGTTAAGTGCTCCACTAGTTCCTCGGTTGGTAATAATGCCTCCCATTTGCGCCGTGCTTAATACGGTATTGGACGTTAATGCTGTTACCTTTTTGGCTACAAAAGCGTTTCCAGTGGAAATTAACTTATTGTCGGAGGCATCCCACAATAAATATTCCCCAGAAGCTTGCCCAAATAGCCAAATATCAAAACTGTTTGTGCCGTTTCCAAATTTTATGACCGAATCATCAGCGGCCGCTAATACATCAAAGTCTGTGCCGTCCCAGGCCATGGTTAGGTCAACTCCATCGCCGAACTCTATCTTATCGGCGTCTCCCATCTGGAGCTCCATCGAGTCCAAGGTCAGTTGACCATTGCCTACGTCAAAGAGGGCGAAGTCTGTATTTGCCCCAACAAAGATTTTGACATCCAGGTCCTCCGTACCTGTCCCAAAATGAACCGCTCCGGTATCGTCCGATGTAGGTTTAATGACTAGGGCCTGTGCGGAGGTGATAGAAAATGCCTCCCCTCGTGTTAAAGCATTCTGTAACCGCCGCAACACATTTCTGTCACTCATATATTTTAGCATTGGGCTAAGTTGCGATCGCCATAGTATCAATAACTTTGGCTCTCTCATTATGTAACTACAGGCACGACTCGACTTAGTGGTTGCCCAAAGCTCCCAGTTTCTATGGCTTGCTGTAGTTGTCGGAGTACGTTCTGTGAACTCATGCCTATACCTTAATTATGCAACAACCGCCACATTTCGACTGATGGACTGACCCAAAATTTGAAGAGACTTTGCAGCCGTTGCGCCGTCCGTAGCTACTCCAATGTAAGGAATTAGGTTTGTGGACGTTAGGGCGTTCGTCGTTCTAATCAGGGCTCCGTCAATATACATTTGGGCAGTCCGGTCAGATGCTATGACAATTTTCAAATGATAGATTGTATTGACAGCAACCGCCGCCGAGGAGTTTGTAACTGTGTCCACGGTGGCAATAGACGCGGCTGCTTGCCATGATCCACTAGCCACGTCGTTTTCGTACCTGAACCACACAGCGTCATTGTCAGTAGATATGGGTTCGACATTGGTAAGCTTTAGGCCGGCCCAGATTATTTGGTTTGACACGTTTGCGTTTGTGGCAATATGACATTCCCAGTCTACTTCCTGGCTTGTGGGCCAGGTAGTGGTCGTCCATGGAGATACGCCCGCGTCCAGGTGTGGAAGGAGAATTACTTCATCACCATCGGCCCCGGCCGTCGTAAGAAGTATGCCCCCACCAATGGCTCTAGTAACACTTGTATTTACGGCGTTTACGCCAAGAATTTCAAACTCACTACTAGAAACTGCGTGGGTGGCGGCAGAGGTGTCAATCCCGCTGTTTAGTTGGGGGAGTCCGCCTGTTGCAAATTGTGTACCTAGCTCGAACCTGCGACCAAGGTTCTTGAATCCGCGCGGGCGAATGGGGCCGCGTAATTGAATCTCATCCGCCGATGCGTCAAAAACTATATAACTAGTTGGAATGTTTCCATAAACCCATACATCGAAACTGTTAGTGCCCGTACCGAGCTTAAACACAGTGTCGTCTGCGGCTGCTAACATGTCTAGGTCCGTGTTATCCCACCGAATCCTGACATCACCATCAGTGGCATCTCCGAACTCTAGTTCATCGTCATCGCCGAGGTTTAGCTCCATGCTGTCTAGTGTGAGCTGGCCATTTCCCACGTCAAAGAGGGCAAAGTCTGTCGCGGTGCCCACAAAGATTTTGACATCCATATCCGTAGCCCCGTCACCGAAATTAACACTGCCGGTGTCGTCAGCAACAGGACGAATAGTTAGGTTTTGCGAACTTGAGAGACGGAACGGCTCCGCGCCATTCAACCAAGCCGCTTGCAAGAGACGCCAGATATTTGAGGAACCCATATTTTTACATCTTTCTCAAAATTGGTGATGGTTCCGATAGGCAAAGTGCCCAACCACGCTTAGGTTGACTCCATCGGAAAGGAGATTATTCAAACTTCTTACTCATCAGACAGATACTGGAAAGCCCCAACCCAGTCAATCTGAGCCGTGAAAGCCGTAGCCGTACCGATCTTGCACAAGAACATGGGCTGAAGGCCGATGTCTTCTGGGAACGTGACCGCGTCCATCTGGGTTCGAGTAATGTACGAATTCGACTCAACCCCGTCTATATAGAAGCTGACTTGCTTCGCGTCAGGGGCGTTGGGGTTATACAAGAACCCAAGATTGTAATACGTGTTGGCAACCAAGGCCGATGGATTGGCGTTGGCCAAAACTGTTTGCAGGGTTTGCGAGGCCTCTTGGAAGATGATGTCGAGTTGGTCGCCGTCATCTTGGAGTCGTCGAAACCCTACGAAACTTTCGGTGGTTATGATCGTACCGTCATTGTCCACCAAATAGTTGGCAGCGACCCGATCCGAACCCAATCCGGCGAAAAATGCCAAGCCGTCATCGGCAATGGTGTTCGTCTTCAATCGCATTTCGAATCCGCATCGTCCTGTGTTGCCGGCCGAGTTGGCCATGCGCCACATGTTGCCCGAGCCAAATTGGATGTAGGCTTCATCATTATCCGTTCCATCGTGGATAATTTCCAAAACACCCAACTCTTTGGCCAGGTCTGAAACAGCCGACTGCCCTTCTACAGTCACCCCTGTGTCTTGAATGGTGTAATATCCACCGCTGGCCTGCAAAGTAGCGTGGACCGCATTAACTGCAAAATCATCCCAGAGGAAGATACACTTCCCCAGATAGGAATCATGTTGAAGTTTGGCCATGTCACCGAAAATCTTCGGACTAGGAGCACGGCCGGTTTCGCCTCGGTAACGAACGTAATTACTCATTGTTCTTTTCTCCCCCGTTTAGCGGGAATAGCGCTAAGCCCCCTTAGCTTACTTGTTCACGACTTCATTAGGTCGTTGGGTCACTCTCATTCCTCCCCTACGTTGGGGAAGTTTACTTGCATTAGTAAGGCTTATTGGCTTTTCGTTTAGCCGCCGTGGCCTTGTCAAAAGCCTTGGCCCGGCTCGATGATTGGTTTGAAACGGGAGGGCGTACCATTCTCCCTTGGGAGTCATATTGCACACTGCTGGGCGGCCTCCTAGTTGGCGGCCGGGGTGGTGGTGTTGGGCTAGACCCAAATCCCTTGTCTCTAAGGCGATCAAGGAAATCTGGCGCCCACGTATCTGTTACTCCTTCATCCCGGAGTTTCTTTTTACCCTCTTTAGACCAAGCCATATCTCATGCCCCTGGGCGACCGCCCGTTAATGACCTTTTCACTTTTTGCGTACTTCTTCCTTAACATCATGTGCTTTTCGTGGTAAGCTTTTTACATTGCTACCACGGAGGGCCTTCCTGGCTTGTTCTTTGGAGGGCCCGCCCTTGCGAGCCCGGCCGGAGATTATGGCTCCATAAAAACCGGCCTGCGCTTTAGACTTCACGTCAGCTGGCATGGGCTACTTTACACACTCGTGCTCAACACAGCATTTCGACGACGATCGTCGCACACATAGTTATACGTGAGGTCGACGAAGACTTCGAACATGTTATGTTGGTTCGGAGCCTTGTCCGCCGTGCTTTCACGAAGATAGTCACCCTTGAGACACGCCGGATAGAACGTGCTATGGTCGATCATGTAGACCGGATCGTCCGTGCGCGCGTCTAATTTGGGAACCCAGATAATTGGATGACGGCGGAACATAACCATGCCATCGAGAGAAGCGATGTCGCGGCCGAGATTTTCGTTCTGGGCTTCGCCAAGGTCTTCGAAAGCGGTAATGGTCGTTTCGTTGCAGTACAACCGGTACTTGTCTCCAAGCCCAGCTCGGTAGTCTTGCACAGTCACCGGGCTCTTGAATCGGCAGCTACGGTGGGCCGTGCGCAACTTGGACACGAGGTCGGCCTTTGTCTTATTCGTATACACAGCCGTGTAGTTTTTAAAGTTGGCGTTGGTAGTCGGATTGATGTTGGCCACCAAAGTATGGCTTCCAGGCGCACCTCCGTTGAATCCCGTCGTGGCGTTCTCTACAATGTAGTATTGAATGCTGTACGGGTCGACTTCATTTGTAGTGCTTGGAGCGGTCGCCCATGCCTTGTTCTCTAGCTCTTCAACTAAAGCCAGCAAAGCCGACGCCCGGCGAGGCTTCAAGACATTGAGAATCAGAGCCTTGCCGCGATTCATCAAAATGTCCGTTTGATAGAACAAGCCCCAACTGGTCTGTGCGTGACGCCACGGCACTTGGAGCAACGAGATCACGTCAGGAATATTGACCTGATCCGTCTCTCCTAAGCCAACGTGCCTGGCCGCCGTGATATCAAAGGAGAGCATAAGGTTCCGTTGAATGCCTTGGCCGCTCTCAAATTGAACTTTGTCCTTCTTGAACCACTTCGAGAACACCTCGTAATATTGAAGGCTTTGGGCGATTTGATTAAACTTGAGGGGACCCAAATCACGTAGGGTTACGGCCGTCAAGTCACCCAAATCGGAGACTGAAAGAATAGGCATTTCTGATTACTCCAGTGTGTGGAAACTAAATCTCATCGTTTCCGTCATCCAAAATGGGACCTTTGCTACGATACCAGTCCTCCGCGTGTGAGATAGCTTGGTCGACTCCAGAAAGTTGTCGGCCCTGCTTTTGCGTTGGCTTGGCAGTGAATTGCCGTTGGCGCGACTCTAATTGTCGCGTGACATCTTGTCGAACGGTTCGGACTACTTGGTCCGGGAAAGCCGCGTGAAGTGCCCGTACGTACAGATCATGCGGCCGAAGATCCGGTTGTCCGTACTTATTGCGACCGCTGGCTAGTTTTCCAGCAATCACATCTAGGTGTATTCTGTTTTGCAGGGCCAAGCTATTAGCGGGAAGTTGAAACCCACTGCCCTTACCGAGGATTGGCGCCCACTCGTCGCCAAGGCTGTTCACAAAAGAATCAAGCCTCTCAACGTAGGAGAGCCGTTCCCGTTCTGATTGCTGGGCAAGCAACGCCTCTAATTGTTCTCGCTGCTTCTGTAGCTCTGTGTCTCGGCGACCAAGTTGTTGTTTCTGATGGTCTTGCAGTGACTGGATGAGGGCCTTAACGTCTTCTGTCCAGTCCTCGGACTCTACTGGCTTTGGCAGCTGATACTCGTTGTCAACCTGGCCCGACCCACTTGCGTCGCTCACGCTAGGTTGAGGTTGCCGGGCAAAATCTTCCCCAGCTTGGATATATCGTGTATCCAACAGTCTAACGGCGTTCGCTAGGGCTGCCGGAGACTTGAACTGAGCTTGGGCCTCCTCGGCAGTTAGGCCAGCGGCTTCCAAGAGCACCGGGTCAAAGATTTCCTCGTCCGTGGCAGGTAGAGCTGTGATCTCTTCGGTGGCGATCGCCTCTGTCGGCTCCTCTGGCGCCTCATAGGCCGGGGATTCTGCGGCGGGGTTTATGACCGGTTCGGGACTAGGGGCTAACTGCATAGCATCCACGGCCTCCGATTGGGGGTCCTCGGCCCACTCACTGTCTAACGCCCCCGGTTGTGACAATCCCACGGCTTGGTCCAAAGATACTGCACCTTCTGGGCCTGTAGCCATGACGTCCTCCAAAGGCACACGATCGGGAATAACAAAACCGCTAGACTTTTTTGCCATAAATGATATACCTTCCCCCTAAAGAATTATGGTTAAAACGAGGGTAACTTGCAAATTAGGACCCAATTGACTTAGGTACAAGGAGGCTAAGGCCCTCTCCTTCGTCCACAGACATTAGAAGATAGTCAGACAGGTGGCGAAGCTCTGGATCAAGAGATCGAACAATTTTCGCGGCGACCGGTAGAATGGCTGTAGGGTTATCTGTTGTCCATTCAGCCAAAGTACGATCTCTCATCTCAGCAGGCTTTTGGCCGCTGGCTCGCATCTCATCGGCAAGTTGAGCGGCCACTCGCAATACTAATGTAGGATTATTGCCCCTCATGGCGCCCTTTAGGGTGGCCCAAGTAGCTTCGACAGTCATATATCACCATTATGCAAGAGAATAGAGAGCTTGGTAGTAGGCAGCGTCTGTTAAATTATTTCCATCGTCTTCTACATAAACTTTAACGTATCCCACTATCGTAGCCGTAGTGACAGCGTTGACCACCACAATAGATTCAGTTGTATTAGAAAGGGTAGATGACCCTTCGAAGGCGATGAATGGCTCCGAGGTATCTTGTTGGTTTAACCACAACACGGGCAAGGAGTCCGTAGCGCCTCTCTGATAAATGTCCACTCTAGCCCGATTGGCTGTGGTTACCGCAGCCGCCCCGATGGTCATAGTTTGTGCAGTGTCGGTTCCAGCAAGGAGGGCCAAATTAGTTAAGGAAAAATCCCAGTAAATGGCGTTGACGTATGTGGTGCTTCCTAGTTGCAAGTCGGGGTTTGTGCCGACGGCTCGGAACGATGTAAGCCCTGTTGTGGCGGTCACACGGAATACACTTCCTGGTTCAAATGTAAAACCCCCTCCGTCCGCCGCACCCGTAGTATCCACGCGAACTTTAGTGTTAAAGAACATGCAAGTTGCGGCAGATTGGTCTACAAAAATTGTATTTACTACAGAACCGGCATTCGCCGTTAGTAAAATATCTGGGTCTGTTCCCACGGCGCCTATCGTCAATTCTCCGTCAGATTGCTCAGTTATTGAGCTATTGGAGGCAAAAGTAATTCTACCTCCGGAAGTATTGTCGATGCCCAGTTCCCCGAAGAATAACCATTCGGGCACGCTTTGATCGAATAGCAGGGCGCCCGTGACCGTATTTGACTCCAAGATTATGTCTGGGTCTGTGCCGACGGCACGAACGGACAAGGCACCGTCAGACTCCTCTACAACGTAACTATTGCTAGCGAACATGATTCGTCCGCCACTGGTGTTATCTATACTTAGTTCGCCGAAAAACAAAAACTCTGGTACCGATGAATCAAACAACATGGCATTAGCCACGGCTAGTGATTGAAGTCGGAAATCTGGATCGGAGCCGGCAGTAGTAATTACAATTTCCCCATCCGTGGCCTCAACTATGGTTCCACCCTCTTCAAACAACATCCCGGTGTCGTCCATGCGCCAGGTGATGTTCCCATCATCATCCTTGAGTTCGACGAACCCTTCATTATTTCGTATTCCTAGAGTGAGTTGGTTTATATATGGCTCTAGGGTGGCACCGACAGTAATGCCGACCTCGTCATAAAGTTTATTGTCTATCGTTAGAGCGACACCTCCAAGGCGGTCGGCGCCTAAGCCCCCATGTTGAATTGAGAAACTCCAATAATGAACCAGACCGGGTATAGTTCGAGCTGTGTCGTAGAGAACTCCACTACCGGAGCTGTATAGGCTGGTCACGTTACCGGCGGTCAATTGCGTAGACCAAACTCCCAACTCATCCACAATGCCATCCAGTTCTGTCGCTACCCCTACCGCGCGACCAATCTCAAACTGCGTTCCAACAAAATCCCCGAACCAATCGCCGGTATTACTGCCGGTCACAGTAGTAAGTGTCTGGGCGACCCCATTAACATATATTGCCCACGCAGTGCCATTACTAACTACTACAATATGCCCCCAGGTGTCCGTGCCTATTGATGTGTTTCCTCTAATCTCATTTGTCGTTCCGGAGGCTATAGTATGCCTGACTGTTGCCCTATTACTGCTGTCTGTTCCCACCTCAAAACGATTGGCGGCCGTGCCGGTACTTTTAGAAAAAATTGGCTCGGTGCCACCGGCTTTGTTTAACCAAACCGAAATCGATCCCGAGGTATCCGCTGGCCGTAAATTAGTCGAGGTGGCTCTCAACGATGACGTAGTGCCTCCAAAAAATTCTACGGCTCTGTCATAGCCGATAGTTGCCCTAGGAATCCCTCCAATGTTGTCATCCAATCCGGCATCTGTTAAGGTAATCCCCCCAACCCGGTCGAACCCAACTGCGGTGTGATTTAAGGAGAGACTCCAGTAATGAACGAGTCCAGGAAGGGATTGAAATACGTCATTGAATAACAATCCCTTACCCAGGGCGTACAACGTAGTTACTTGTGCTTGCGTAAGAGTAGTGGTAAAAACGCAAACTTCGTCCAAAGCCGCGTCTAAGAAGGCGGTCCCAGCTGCATTCTGACCCAAGTATAGGGTCGTGCCATCAACATCCCCTAACCAATCCCCTGTATTAGAACCCGAAGTAGTAGTTAAAGACTGTATTACTCCATCCACATACATAACCCACGCAGTTCCACTAGAGGTTACAACCACATGATGCCAGGCATTGCGAGTTATGTCTGTGTTACCTCGAATTAAGTTGGTTGTTCCTGCTGCGAGCCTGCTTTCTATATGTACGTTAAGATTGCCGGACACATTATTTAAGTAGAGTGTCATGCGATTTGTAGATACAGTAAATGTGGCTAAAATGACATTCACACCTGTATCAGAGGGATTGATCCATGCAGAGATTGAGCCACTTGCATCAGACGGACGAAACCCAGCACCAACGGTAGCGCTCAAATAGTCTGTGCTACTACCAGTACCATAAACCGCACGATCTTCGGCACCAGGGACCATCTCAGTAGACAATAGACGAAATGCGAAGACATCTCGATCTACATTAGTAGTAGGGTCCGGGGCTACAAGAATCCGGATAGCAGAATCCGTGACACCGAGAGTTATATTCCAACTTTGGTCACCGCTGGCCGTGGGGTGAAATGCCTGGTTTGCTCTCTTGCCTCGAACAGACCGGGTTTGTCCATAGCGATATGTCGTTCGTGGGATGGATTCTTCGCGGAAGGCCATTAAACTTCAGAATGCTTTCTCCCACGACTGGAGTCAACTGTGGTGTATGCGACTCGCACTTTTTCGAATGCCCAAGCGGTAGAGGAAGAGGTATGGCCGACTTTGACAAATGCCCAATTCGCACGTTGGCGGGGGTTGTGAGTTACCCCCAAGCCTGCGCCCATCGTTCCATCGCCCGTGAATGTTCCGGCTATGTTGTCGATAGCTCCTTGGGGGGTATTCCCTATGGAAATCTCGTAAAGCATGGACGACGAATCCGGGTCCAAAAATCCCTGCAACTCCGTAATAACAATGGGACTGCCATTATTGTGAATTGGGCCCATGACAACAAAACTGCTAATAGCACCTCCATCGTCCGTTGAGACAGTATCGTCTATTTGTCGAACGTACCCATCTTCAGAGCCTATCAAAATCACACGATCGGCGGGATCGTCAGCGTCTAGGGTAAGCACAGTCATAGGATTATGGCTGGTATTCCCAAAGATATCTCGAAACCACCCTTGGGTACGTGCGTCATAAAACCAATGCGTTGTAGCGCCGGCCGTGTATGGAGTTACGAATAGATTTACACCCTGTTGTTTCTCATCCCATGTCATGCGGATTAAATTCGTATTTAGATTAATCGCATCCAAGTCTGGGGCGATTGATTCGTTAGAGATTGGGACAGGCGCTGACTGCGGGCCGTCCAAACGATAAACTTGACCTTTGGAGGAAAAGAAATACACACGACCTGTAGAGTCCATACACCAGGGGGCGCCAAATGGAAATCCTATGGTGTCGGAGAGCAAATCGTAACCGCCACCGGACTGAGGATCGCCGGACATAGCATAGATGGAGTGATCGCAACCAAAGAGCAAAATATCATCGTTGTACGAAATTAGCGAAGTTATAACATCCCCCATCTTGCCGAGCACGCCGACATCTCCAGCGACCGCCTGGTCAGCTGTCACGGTCGTGGGGGAATAGTCAAAATCGAGGGGGTCTCCGATTTTTGACATAAAATAATTGTGGGGGTCGGATGGGAGGCCGGCTAACACAATTCGTGACCTCCACATCGTAATTAAACGCGCTACAATTGTCCCATCGGTACCAGGCAAACTTCCCGCCGCAGGAGTCCAATCTGTCGCCGTGTTGTTACTGGAGACCCACACCTTGTAAGAAATTCCGTCCGTGAAATATAAACGGCCAAATAGTTCGGCACCGAATATGACTGGAGCCGTGGAACTCAAAGTACGAGACCCACTAGCGGTGGCTGCATTTACAGTGCTACCAGAATCGAACATCCGGATAGAGCCAGCCGCTATGGCGGCAGTACGAATACGTCGTTGTCCGACACCAGTGGTGCTTGGGGCACTATTCACTACGGTTGTGGCTACGGCCAGGGCCTGGATTCTATTAGCTCCATTTATCAATGCCGAATTGTATTTTACCAATCCAGGCCGAATCCCCCCACGCGCCCGTCCCTCCAAAGAGTCAAATACTCGCACATTTCTCGCGTTAACGCATGTACCCTCCTGTTGCTCGCTCCGTGGGGCAACCAAATCGACTCCACGAATTGGGAATGAGAGCAATGTGGACTTGGTTGCACGAGCCATACCTACTACTCCGACGTATAAGCCGTGTTTCCATAAAGGACAGTATCGTAGAACAACCCCCCTAGTCGGCGCATCTGCCCCCTAGAGATAGGATTGCCTAGCATATTATCCCCATTATACCCAATCAGTCTGGCCCCCCTCTGTCTATCTCTAATCACATTTGCAGCGAGCATTCTCATAAATTGTTTGAACATCGGGCCTTCGTCCCCCGTCTTCCTAAACTCTGCTATCGCTAGGCAGGCTTGCATGATCGCGGGCCCGTGCAGCACGCCTCCTAATGGAAATACCGACGTCGAATCTATGGCCCGGCCGGCTGATTGATACTGAAGAGACAAGGTGTACACTGCATCTGGCGTTGGGTGCAATATCAAATCAAGTTCCTGTTGCCCAGTTCCTTGAGACTCTCGCGGGTCTATAGCAGCTAATTCAGGATTTGTCGTGGCCTCATTCTGATATTCTAATGCCCTCAATCTCGCGGCCGAGGTGAAGGGTATTGGAGCATAGGCAGAGCTGGACGAATCCGGATAGGTAATGTCACCAATGGGACTTTCAAAATCCCCCGGTAACGGGTATCGTCGTTGGTTGGCCTGAGTTTTAAAAGTCCATGTTGGTCGTAAAAAGGACCATTGATGTGATTCGGTCATGCCTATTGCATAGGGTTCTTCCAAAACGGGCGGATTGTAGTAGAGGTGAAGTCCATCACGTATAATGTCGTCAACCGTTTCATTCTGTTCATCATCCCACTCTTCATGCGAGTAACCTATCTCCAAATACGCACCAACTTGGCGACGTATGGCATGATAGTCGATAACGAAACTAGTGCGACGATTGGAGATTGGATATGTCATACATTACCTATGGGCCTGTAGTAACTCCGGCAGCATCTGTAGCCGTCGCATTATTCGTTAATGTGACACCACCGACTTTGTCTGTAAGCATACTTCCATGATTGGTCGAAAAACTCCAATAGTGCAAAAGTGTACCAATATCGCGAGCTACCCCATATACAACCCCGGCCCCAGCGTTGTACAGTGAGTTAATGTTGGCTTGAGTTAAAGCGGAATTCCAAATTCCCATTTCATCAATTATTCCATCAACAAATAAATCTGCCCCGCCCGCGCTTGCTCCGATAGTCAATTCACTATCACCATTTGGATTCACATCATCAAACCACACCCCAGAGTTCAACCCATCCTCTACCGTTAACGTACGAGCAGTGCCGTCAACATATAACGTCCAAGCAGACCCACTAGACGTAATTGCAACATGGTGAAAGCCACTAGCCGATAAATCAACTGCGGCGTTGTACAACAAAAAAGAAGTTACTCCGATTTCTCCAGAAATATATGTGCGGTTATTGACCGAGGAAAAATAAACAGTAAATGTTCCAGTGGCCCCCTCATTTAGAGAAAACATAACTTGATTTGGGTCAGCTACTATGTCCGTTAAGTCCACCCAAAAAGCAAGCGTACCAGACGCCGGTGCCCCCACGCCAATTGAGACGTTTGTTGCTGATAGCCATTGTGTAGTTCCATTGAACTCAATCGCACGATCGTTAGAGTATCCTCCACGATATAGACCACTAACCCCAGAGACCGCCGGAAGGTAGAAATGTGGAACACTCATATTACCTGTACTGCACGTTCAAATCTTTTGCCTGTCCACCATCTGTTAAGTTAATTACCATCGCAGTAGCCAAGATGCCACGAAGACCCCGATCACCAAAATGTATGATTGCGGCACCAGCAGCCGTAATGTCAACAGAAAAGGTTACTGCCGACCCCGTAGAATTTGCACAGTTAGTTATGGTTAGAATCCCCGCTGACGGTGCTGCCGCGTAACTGCAAGCCACCCAATCAATTACATTTTGCTCACCCGCTGCCGGGGTGGGCAACGTTATTGTACTAGCCGCCCCCGAAGCCGCTGTGTTAACCGCCAAAGATTGCATAGCAACGGTATCTGGTAAACCTTTAATACGTCACCTCTCTTAGCAAGGCCCTTTGCAGGGCTTCTTTGTCTTTTTATCCATCAGGTACAGTTTTGCCTCCGTACGATACGGTGGCTTCTTTGGTTTCTTCGCTCGTGTTCCTGCATCCATAGCATATAGAGGCTTTGGTAGCATCAAGGCATGTTGGTATGGAGATATCATGTTACACCCCGTCCCATTCTGAAATTAGCTTCTTCAGGCGTTCTCGTTCCATCACCGGGGCCCGGCCAGTAGTTCGTTTGTATCCGTCATTTCCCGTTACTTCATATCCGTGCCCTCCGTCGTACATGCCGGTGGCTCGGGCTATGTCCTTAAAGTGCTTGTTAGAATTTATAATTGGCCGACCCTCTTTATCGAAGTCGGCATTGACCCCGTGTGCCTTTAGGGCCGCACGAGCCTCTCCTATCTGCTCGGGATTGACACCAAGTGCGTCGCTGGCGTAGGGCCGGCACCATAGTCCGTAAGACTCTCCAGCTCGCGGCTTTCGACGCCCCGGCCCAGCCTTAGCTTTCTTGCAACATTCGGGCACCAACAGTGCTTTCGTGTGTGCTCTAATCTCATCAGTCATCTTCATGGTTGTGTCCCAGTAGGTTTTGGTATTGGTCGGTTCTTACCGCCAGCCGCCAGCGTTGTAACTAAATCGTTAGCTTTTTGCCCGGCAGACTCTTCCGTTCTATTTGTTCGTACGTTTTCTCTGGAGGTTACTGGAGCTTGGAGTGGTCGGCGCTTTTCGATTACCCCACCGCTGCCGGCCTGCTGGGTGGGGGTCGCTTCAGCCATCTGAATAATATCCTCCAACTCGGGCAAGTCTGCATACCGGGAGAAATACTCAAGAAATTTGTCTAACCGAAGGGACACACCCCACTCAGCCATCTGTGGCGCAAGGGGCATAAGGATTTTCATCATCAAGTCCGTCAAAGTAGACATGCGCTCCTGCGGTCCTTTGCTCTTTAGCGAGTAGGGTTGGACACTAAAATTAAAGTTGAACACCCCATCTTGCCGATTTTCGGGGCCCCACACGAAGGGTATGTCTCCGTAGCCATTGATCTGTTTGGTAAGTTTCAATTCAGAAGCTGGGTCACCGTACAAGTATTCTCCTAGATCGCTGAGAATATCCGTGGTAAAATCCGTCACCTGGGTTTGCATGTCTCTAATAAATTCAGAACTGGTGGCGGCCAAGAGGCGCTCCTGTCCCACGGTTTCCGATTGCGTGGTTAGACCGCCCACAGTGTCTACATTTCCGCCCACGTAACTGGCCATCTCTTTTAGCCATTGGACTAAGGACAGGGTATCGGCATCCACGCCTCCCATGCGGACCTCTTTTATGCCGTCGCTATGCCCAACCCGAACCATATCAAAGCTTCGGGACTTCAAAATGGCATCGGCCGACCCATCACTCTCTGCCTGTCCGTCCACCATGACTATGGTCTTTTGGGCAGTGCCCTGCTCCCCGAGCTTGGCAAACAAGACTGTAATCAACTCCTGCAAATCAAATATGGACTGGGCGGGCCCAATAGGCATGACATTGCCCGGAAGTTGAAAAAACCCAAGTAAGTGAAACGGGCCATTTTCCGGCCCAGCCCAATCTCGCTCTTGCAACACCCCGAGGCCCGATTGAACTGGGAGCGTCACAAATCTATGGTCCCCAGGAATCCAAATATCCCATAACTCCACATGATCCCTATACTCTGTATCGTTCAGAGACGAGCCCATGGACATATCCGACGTGCGGGCGTCGGACTCACCTATGCTGTACTCTTGAGATTTCCCATCGACCACCAATTTATTTTTGACTTTGGCAGAAAAATCTGGATTCTCCATTACCGCTTCGTATGGCAACTTGTATTTGTTCCCGCACCAATCCCACTCCTCCCGCCGTCGAGCCGACATGTCATGCAACCAGTCCTCCATAAGCACGGGCTCCGCAAAAGGCTGCCCCGCGTCAGCTAGAAATCCCGAAGCTTCGTGTAGATATTTCGAGGTAATACCAACCTTCATAATACCCATGGAAAAGATCGCAGAACGGACGCAGGCAGAGATAGAGGGACCGAACCGGATTTCACGAAGGAGATAATCCAAGGCTAACTGCAATTCATAGGCAGCAACCTTGAGATCAGGGGTACGAGGAATAACAAGGGACCGTGGAGTCTGAGAGATAAGCTGCCTCAACCATATTGAGACAGCGAGGCGCATCATATTAATCGGACTTTTTTGATGCTCAGATGCCCCGTACCTATTACCTGCCGTCAGCTTAACGGCGGAGACGTGCTTGTCGATAAAAGGCTTAATAGCACGTTTCGACTCATCCATGGCATCGCGCAAGCGCTGTACGTTGACAACCTTGCTTAGCGCGCCGATTTTGCGCTTCGGCGGCCTGGCTTGCTCGTCAAGCTGTTCATGGGGCGCCCCAAAAACTTCGTCCGGATGTCTTGACACCTAGCACCCCCCATGCCAATTACTCCCAGCGAGAGCCCATATGAGACGCGCGGCCATCATCCTCATCGTCGCCCATGCCCTCTGAGCCACTGACACCATCGTTAGAGGTGTCGTCGTCAGGTTCCCACTGGGATGGTTGGACAGTACAGCCATCGCCTCTGAGACCAGATAATGTACGGTTAACCGCATCCTCGGCCTCAAAGACTTCCGTCTCGCCACCTGTCTGGTCACCCATGTCTTGATAGTTTTCGCTTGCCATAACACCCCCACTACAGAAAAGCCCGAATCGTGGTGGGAAAGAGGTAGAGGATCACCAAGAATTCGGGCGAGAAGGCTTAGAACTAGGCTTCATCGTGCCCATAGTCCCCGCGTTTCGCCGGCGAGTTGTATGGCGCAGAGTCATGACCACTATAGTCATCCTTCTGATTATCCGGGCTCAGGGTCGTAGAACTTTTCACAGAAGCGACCTCTGAATCGACCATAGATTGGGATTTGTCGGCTTCCAACATGTTGATACCTCAGGTTAAAGGAACGGAGTTACCCCTAATAGAATTATGCAATAATTACCTATTATCGGCAATGCTACTCCAAGTGGTAACTTGCTCCCTCTCCTCCCTAACCCTATCCTTGTGTCTCTGCTGCCTCCAAAGAAAACTACCCGGAATAGCCTTCTTGGGAGTTTTGACCTCCCCACCCCTCTTTCTCATATTACGCCCGGCCCCTCCGCTTAATTCTTCCATGGCCAAATTGGCCAAAGCGTCAGCTATTACTCTGTCCGCATGTGCCTGTCCAGAAGCGGAGAGGTCACTGTCGTCCGTAGAAGACGAGGAAAAGACGATTCGATCGGATGGGCCGTATGCGTAACAAGCAAGCTCATGTACGGCAGCTAAGCTAGGATTTTCGAAAAAACTTTCCGTGAGTGCCCATCTATATCGAGACAGCAGCATTGGCTTACTCTTGGTTGTCGTGGCGAAGCCTGGAGCTTTCGTTCGCTTTTTGTTCTTAGTGGATGTTTGCCTGTAGTAAAAATTCCCGAAACCTAGGTCGACAACTCTATTTCCATAACTGCTGCCATAGCCGTTACTTTCCCAGCATAGGTGGGCGGGTGAACCCGAGACACTTCGGAACCAACGACACAGGGCGACGGATAACTCACCAAACGACTCCGGAGAAATCCTGTTCGAGACATACTCAGCCACCTTGCTGCCAGTCATACGATCCACGATGCTTAACACACTGTTTGAGGATAACGAGCCACCAGTGCCCGCTGCCACATCGGCTCCTATTACATAGTCTGCCTTAGGGGGGCCTGAGGACGGATTAAACGAAACCCACATACGAAGGGGACCACTAAGGGACTTGAAAGCCCGCGTGACAATAAATTTATCGGGGTGAATGTCGAGATCATACACACCCCGAGGGGCGAGGGTACGCTTAGCTAAAGACTCGATGAGAGCCGACTGGAAGAATTGAGACCCAGAACCACCTACGTCGATATCATACTCCTGCGCTACCCGACGTGGCCCCATCCGAGGACGCAAACACCTATCTACATACCAGGGGCTAAACAGCTTAATGTTAGAAGTAACATCATAACCCCTTCGTAACAGAATAGGATAGTCTTTGTCAAAGAATTTTTTAGTATATTCGCCCCCCAAAATAGTATCAGAAGACGTGGGGTGTAACAACACATGTCGTTTAGAGTCAATCCTAAACATATTGTCGCTGCGCATCGGCATCTCTGTCCAGGGCATACGAATTTTAACCGCCGAGGAGTCCTCCTCCACGGCACGAGCAAATGTAGTATTTGGACCAGTGTGGGTTGAAATCATAATCCTAGATTCGGTTACGGGCTCTGTGGCTTCTAACGCATCCTCGGCATGAGCGGGAGCCCATCGCGCCAGCTCGTCACATACGAAAAACCTTTTCCGGCCCCCAGCCGCCAGGTCGCCGGTTAAAGAGTAACTAGCAATTGTCGAAAACGTATCTTTGCCTGCCAGTCCAATCTTTGGAGTCAAATTCACCCACGTATGACGGGCCACGTTTCTAAGGTATCCTTTACCCTCAGGAGCTAACATCCATGTTGGTAACTGTTTCAACGTCCAATCGATTTTGTAGCCGAGACTGTCGGGGTCTTGCGGGCTGTCGGCAGCCAATTCCGTTCGACTAACAAATCCAATAAATTGAGGGCTTGGATTCAGAAGCCATTGATGTACCGTAAAGAGAACCGCAATCCAACTCGCCCCTGCCCCACGAGTCTTTTCCACTATAACATCGGAGTGACCGGCATGGAGTTCGAGCGCCTCGATGAACCCAAGCTGAGATCTCCATGGAATGAACGGAAGCACGACTGACTCTTCGCCCTTTACACGCGGTTCGAGACACCAACCGAACAAAGATACCCAAGTTTTGAAATCCTGACACTGTTCTAACATCCAACGCCTATTAGATTCGCTTTTAAGACACCAAGATCGCAGGTCGCGCCTCATTAGCAAATTGGCCACCTTTTGATGGGGTATTATTAACTTATTACCCGTGTCCATTGTTCAACACTTTCTGAGCGGGAGGGTTTTGTAAATATCGTATAGCTGCACGTAGAGATTGTATGGAATCTTTGAATCCACCCAGAGATTTATTGCAGTTAGTACAAAGGAGCCCTCTGACGACTCCTGTTTGATGACAATGGTCAACTTCTATTTTTTCAGACCCTCCACAGACAGCACACCCCCCATTTTGCTTCTCTAGCAATTTATTATATTGCAGTAGATCCAACCCATATACACACTTTAAGTAAGTTGCCCGCACTTTTTCAGGATTATCTTCTCTATACCGCCGTTGGCTGGCCCGCACTTTTTCCAGGTTTTCTTCTCTGTACCGCCGCTGGTAGGCCTGCTTTTCCTCTCGGTTGATTTTATAAAACTCCCTGCTTCTTAACCTCACTTGCTCTCCATTTAGATCATAATACGCCCTCCTATACTCCGCTTGACACCCCTTGCACCACCAATCTAAGGCATCCCTAGACGTCTTATTTTTACAATATTCCCCCCTCTTCTTCCTCTTTTTGCATTTCGTGCATACCTTCGTCTTCAGCTCTATCTTCATCCCCTTCATCCCCTTCGTCATGATTTGGTACTTCTTTCGGTTCTAAAAACTTAGTTAGTTCGTTTAAGCTTGGGTCCAAAGACTCCTCCATAGCTTTCTTCCCCCCTAGCTCTTCTGATTCAGAAACATCCCTAGGCAGTAATTTTACAACGAATTTTTCAAAAAACCCTTTCACATCCGCGAGCGCGTAACTGGCCAGGGTGACCGCTCCGTTACTGGGAGCCTGGGAAACCACCGCTAAGTTTAGGACACGTAGACCTAAATTCGAAGTTACTACCAACTCATTTAGACGATTATAGACCCATGCAATGTCTCTAACTATATTGACGCGCCCATCGTCGGACACCGTAACTGGGATTATTGCTACGTCTTGATCTTTCTCTTCCTTCATCTCCGTTTTCCTTTCCGTCTTCGTCTTCGCTATCTCTATTTTAGCCTCCGCTTCTTTCGTTCGTGCCTCAGCCTGTCTCTCCGCTACATCCAGCTCTCGTTGTCGTCGACGCTCCTCCCTGTCTTCCCGTGCAATGCTTTCAGAATTCTCCTCGGCCTCTTTTGTTGCGCGTAACAAATCAATGTTCGTAAGGTTTTCCACGATTTTAGCAGCCGCAAACCCCAATTTGTCGCCATGTGCTTGCTCCTTATAATTGTTGATGCGGTCATTCCAAGAAGCCAGGCCGACGGCAAGTTCGGTCTCGGGGAAAGATTCTGTGGCGGCGGCAAACGCTTTCCACCTACGGGTCTCATCATTAGGATAATGGGTCGTCATGGCCAGGTTTAATTCCTTCCATTTCATCTTGAATCGACCCCAATTACTGGACTTCTCGCACCGGCTGCGAACCCACTTAAGTAGAAACCTACGCTTACCATCTCTTGACATATTACCACCTCAACACCCAGTGAGAGAGTCGAACTCTCCTAATCAGCTTGCGGGGCTGATGACCTCCCAGAAGTCGAACAGGGCGAATACCCTAAGTTGCAACACAACCATCGACTGCAAACCGGGTTTCAATTTCTACAATATCACCTTTGTGCTCCGATCGCTCATAATCCTCTAAATCTCGCTCTCCCTTCTTAAACCAGACCTTCAACAACCTATCCTCAGATTTCTTGCTGCACACCAAAATTTAATCATCGCCACAATACAAAATCAACATCACTCCGCTCCTTACATAAAAAATCATAACCCTACTGGACTTCTCCAAAAAGTGTGGTACACTTAACTTCGGAGACTCAATGTGAGTAACAACAAAGGCAAGAAATTCGATGTTGAAGTTCTTACAACAAACGAAGTGGATCGTATCTTGCGAACATTCCCGCCAAATAACACGGGCCTTCGAAACCGAACCATGATACTTGTCATGTACAGGACAGCCATAAGGTGTGCTGAACTTACGGCACTAAGGCCTGGGGATATAAACGAAGCTGCGGGTACTATAACCATAGTGCTCGGGAAGGGTGGAAAGAGGAGGGTAGTAGGGGCTGACCCAAAAGTGTTCGCGGAGATCATCGAGTGGAACAAGGTGCGGCCAAAAGGAGACACGCTGTTTTGCACATGGACAGGGGGGCGCATGGACACTTCTTCCGTCCGCCGTACTGTCAAAGCAGCCGCACGTAAGGCTGGCATTTCTAAGCGGGTCCACCCACACAAATTTCGTCATAGCTCAGCCTTCCACCTGGCAAACAGCGGAGTAGACCTACGGATCATACAACGCCAACTTGGCCACACGAACATCGCGGTGACGAGCAAATACATTGACCATATTGGCGACCCAGCATTAGTAAAGACGATTCAAACGGTCCGCTGGTAACCTCTTCTCACTCAGCCGGGGATCCTGCCTCGTCCTCCCCGTAACCCTCAAGAAGGCGCCAATCACCAGTCTGGGATGCCACCATGCCTCTCTCAAGGCTGGCCAAAATACACACCGCCTCCTCCCTATCGCCCACCCGTAGTTGTATGGTCCTGTCACTTCCACAAAATCCCACCGTTACCGTCCAGGGACCCTTCTCCTCTTCTGCCGAAGCGACAACGCTGGCAACGACCGAACACTCAATTAAGCAGTTTCCGGCCCGGAATACAATATTATGACGGGGGTGGCGCATCCGACCCTCGACTTCCCTTCTCGACCAATTCCGCTAAAAAAGTTTTAATCATAGGGGTCAATAGTGGTGTTTTTAGTTGTGTCTTATACACCCGAGAGACCCCAATAGACATGTCACTGACAGCTTCCAAAATACTATCAGACTTCGCACTAGGAAACCGGCCACTATTGACCAACACCATACCAAAGCGTAACATTTCCTCGTGTGCGGACGTTAAAAACAAACTTAACAAAGCTGCCTCCTCAGCCTTGGTAGCTCGCATCAATACCAACACCACCTCCCACATTAAGCGCAATAACGTAATTTCATATACATGACTTACGTCTAACTGTACCTCAGACCTCGACAACGCATAATCAGATGTCGATGAGTCGCTCGCCGTTACGTTCAACAATGTTATTCTCCTCTTCCCAAGCTGCAATCACCTGCTTGGCCGCGTGGTCACATACCGTTGTAATAAACATTAAGATACTGATGTTTGATACTTGAGCGGCTACTTTCCAAGCGTTCCAACTTTGGACAGAGACCTCTAACGTTTTGCGCTGTTTAGCGATGCCGTGCCTAGAACTTGTCATGGCTCTCCTCTTTTAATACCATTTTCGCCTCAATAAGCATGTTTCCCACTATCTTCCTGGCAGTCTCTCTTGAGCATTCAAGGTATTGCCCAATATGAGAGTAGGTGTTTCCGTTAAACCGCAACAGCAGGGCCTCCACTTCCCATTCTAGAAGATTGGCCCGCAATTTTTCCAAACAGTGATCTTCAAAATCTGACAACTCGTTCTCTCGATAGTCTACAATGGACTCTCCTTGGAGAACCACAGCGTCCTCCCCGTCAGTTTCACTAAAAAGATGGCACGCCAAGGCCGCCACGAACCTGCCTCTATGGGCCGCATTAGAGCTATGAAAATCTTTTTGCCATCCTCGCATAGAAACTGGAGACAAATTATTACACACAAATTTGAACACCGTCCAATAAATACAGGTATACGCATACGTTATGAACTTAGCCTGTTTAATATGATCTGTCTTATAGTCTCGCCACGCTTCCAGCAGCGCCAAACGCCCTTCTTGCAGCAAATCCTCTCGCTCCAACAACCTAGACACTCGCCGTCCGTCAACTGACGCGGCCCCAGCCCGGTATGCCCACTCAAAATTATGCCCAACAATATGCTCAACCAAATGCCGCCATTGCTCAAACATCTGGGGGTCCATACCCGTCATTAGCACTCCCTTATTCTCTTCATTTCTGGGCTGCGGCCAACTCGATTTATGGCGAACTTTACAGCCAATGCTGCCGCTTGCTTGGTCACCCCCCGCCGCCTACCAATTTCGGAATACGTCAACCCCTCCCAAAACCTAAACCTTAGTGTTTCCTGCATTCTCTCCGGCAAAGCCTTAATAGCCCGACAAATGGCGGAAATCACCACAGGGTCCCTATTAGTATTATGACAATTTTCGCGATAATCCTCAACCCACCCAGCTGTAAGTTGCGATAATCCCTCAAATCTTCTATAATACTTACAATTTTCCCGATCTTGGTCGGTCAAGGTACACCGCAGCGATTTGTATGCATAGGTCACAAACTTATAACCTCTCCGGTAATCAAATCCATCCACACAACGTATCAACGTCAATACCCCGCGCTGTATGTAATCATCAAACAATTCCGCCCGCCGGTTATAATTGGACCATAAAGAGATAACCAGACGATAATTATACCTCACAAGCTCATTTCGCAACCCTATAACTTCCTCGTCCCTGTCCGCAAACTTACAGTAATTGTATTTCCTAAACAGGTGATACTCTTGGCCCATAGTTAACAAAGGTTGGTGCGCATATTTACTGAGCGTGGGATTGCGAACCAAGGTACTATGAGTTTTTGGCCACCGCAACTCCCCAGGAAGTGGGCCAAAGATAGATGCCACCCCCTCTGGAGAAAAAAATTCCGGGCACTCAAAATAAGTCATTGGACACCATAAGTTAGGAAACTGTTAGCTGGGTTAAAAAAACGCAACGAGTCTTGACGGGCTACCTTTACCGACTTGTTGGTAAAATCTATTTTTCCATCCAAATAAAAAGATAGTACCCATTCCCGAAACTCAAAGAAATCGTGCCAAGCAACGCACACTGTAGACTTTCCACCCACCGACCCCTCGGACATCATACGAATCCACAACCGATACTCCGCAAAGTCGTGGATGGCTTTATAGACAGTAATCTCTTCGGTCAAGGGGTCAACAAACACCCGATACCCAACATCAGGGCGCCAGCCAGCGAGGGCCACCCTGTCTAAAAACTCCCGGAAAGTCGTTGTCAATAGGTTACCTCTAGCTCTATGAGACCTCCACGAAGCATAAAGCGGATGATGACAGTTTGCACGTTTGTTGACAGGCCTACCTGGCTTTCTTGTTATCTTCATTTTCCTTGTCCTTCAGCATTTTCTGTACTTCTTCCCATGTACCTTGCCCTTTAGCCTGTATGTATGTATCAGGATATCGTATGATTTTAGCTTCGGTGCGCACGGTCAGGTTTTCCAGTACGTCAAGGCTCGCCCGTTCCATAAGGCGTTGAGCCCTGACCACCGTACTGGAGATATGGTCGAGGGGGGCTGCGATCAATACCGCATCGTGTACCGGCGCACACACATCAATTCCTTCTTCGGTAAGATAACAACACCCAAGACGAAGCATTTCCGCCCCATTGGCTTGCATTGGGAAGTTCATAACACTCCGCAGCCCAGTGCCCCTAGACACTGTCAGATTCCACCCAAAGACAGTATGAATACTCTTGGTCATAAGGCCAAAACGAATAGCCCATTGAGACCACAGCCAGTAGTCTCGATAGGTGGATCGATGAAGGTACATCAAATAGGCCGCCTCCTTAGCTTCAATAGCCAACCTGTTGGCCAAAGACCGCACCCCCAAGCCATACTGAACCGCCAAGATGCACTGCTTACAGCGATCCCGCTTCTCTGACACATCTGGGTCTGTCTTCTTGGCGGTCTCAGGTAGATTGTAGGCAATCTTTGCAAAATACAAATACGGATCGCCGGACAGGTAAGACTCCATCATACGACTATCTTTAGATAGAGCCGCCGCAATAGCAAACTCCTGTTGCTCCCAATCCAAATACGCCAGGGCCTGCCCCGGTTCCGGTCGAATCAAGTGTCGCATCCAGGCGCTTTGCCCGAAAATGAATTTAGAGTTAGACGGCTGGTTTCTTCCCGTCTGTGAACGAAACGGGGATAACATGCACCGATTACGATTATCCTGACCTACTGACAGACTCTCGTTCCTAATGGTGCCCAAGGTTTGACGTAACTCGGCTATAGGCTCAACAATCGGATACGCTTCACTCATATAATCGAATGTTCCCTTGTCCAAGGCCACTTTCCCACTTTTCAACCTCGGCCATGGCAATTGATTATCATTAACCCATGTGGTGAATGCTTTTTGTTTGAAAACACCTTTATTATAGATATGGTATTGGTCATCAATACGATCAATCAACTTGTGCTGCAAATAGACGCGACTAGCTCGAATCTCACCCAACCCCAGAGCATCTATAGGAACTCCCACGGCCTCCATTCTCGCCACGGCTTTGGTATAACGCCCACGGAGGAGGGCCTGCGGCAGATTCATCAATGGCAACATAGTCTCGAACAGAGCGCTGGTACACTTTACGTCATCAGCACAATACTTAAGTAAGAGGGCCGTTTCCTCGTCAGATAAGTGGGCGGCTTTCGTAGCAAGGTCGTGCATCCCCGCTTTATTTTCTTTTGTGGCGTGAGGAATGTGGTAATAGTCCATGGCATCATACAACCCCTCCCCTCGATCTTTGCGCCCCCCGTTGGTAAGATTCCTGAATTCTGCATACAGATCAACCACATATCGAGGAAGAGGGACCTCAAGAGCTAGGTAGCATCCGAGGTCGGCCGGCGCGTAGTAAAAGACAAAGATATCATCCGAGGTGAGAATTCCGTGGGGGACCCCATTGACCTCAATGTCACGCCCCAAGTTACGAAAGACACAACAATGCGGTGATTGACGGGCGCCGGGTGGCTGATAAAATTCGAAGTCGCCTACCCAGATTCTATCCAACGAGGGCCATTTCGGAGACACTTCCTCCTCGAAATTCTCATGCCACCGGACAAACTGATCCTGAAAATCCGAATTCAATCTGGCGGAGTCCAACGAATCATACTGCGATGGAGTGCCACTACTTCCCCCATCAAGCTTATTGGAGGCAGATGCGACCACTCTCCCTCGCGGTTCACAATACGTAGAATCTCCCACTGGCGAACCCCATAATGTTTGGCCAACTGTGAAATCTCCAGGGTGCCGAACTCCACGCACTTCCGTATCCATTGTGCCTCTTCATCACTTTGGATCATTCGGTCCGGATATTGAACATGTTGGAATTTGTTCATCGTTCTTTACCAGAAACACCGGCATTGGATTACCCGACCAAGGCCTCGTAATCCTAACATACTCCCACCCAAGTTCCAAGCGCTCATGTATAAATCTCAATCTCTTCGCGGCCCCCTCGGGCATTTGAGATTTATCATACATGACATAGTTAATCCCTGTATCCACGGATTTGTCCACCACCATACGAACACCTCCTAAGAGACGAACAATACCGCGACTGCTAGAATCGAACTAAGCAAGGCTATAGAGCACCAACCCCACGTAGACAAAACGGTATCTGCGTCCCCAGAACAATCAAACGCCTTCCATGCTGAAACCAAGAGACATAGACTGATAAAAAAACGAAGGCAGAAAAGGATGTAACTTAACATGGTCAATCTATCTCCAAGTTCTCTGTCACAGGACCCTCAAGGTCAATGTCGTCCTCATACCGGGCCAGGTATGAATAAAGAACATCATTTAGATCAACAATGACATAATCAATGCACTTAGGTTGCGGGGATGTCTTTTCCAGACACGCTATCAAATCTTTCAACATCATCTCTAACCCAAGGTATTTTACTGTCCATTCCGCCCAACCTTTGTCGTAGAGATTCACATAAGCATACTTGTAATCCTCCTTGTCTATTAAGTGAACAGGAGTACCTAACTCAGCAATTATGTGAGAAAAACTGCCAAGCGTCATCGCATCAACCCTCCAGGACAAATAACATAGCACAGAATGGCCAGGCCAATAATAATCGTGATGAACATGGCCCACGGTGGAATATCGTTGTCAATCATGCCACCTTCTCCTTTTTAAAACTAATCTTCTTTGGGGTAGACGCTTGCTTACCAAAAATTCTCTCCCACCCACGCCCATACAAGCGCGGGTTATGCCTTGATCGATCGCCTTTTCCTGCCACCTCGCACCTCGATTCCTGCATAGAACTTACGATATCCGGCACCCAACAACCTGCGCAAAGCCTTCATCAACGTATTGGTTACACAAAAGTCCCCTATATCGCAAGAAAGATACAAAAGATTACCCTCTTCCCCATTTGTCAATATCTTGCACTCGACCCTATCCTCGCTAGGCCTGTTGAACGCCACCAACCGAACATCGCACCCCAACGGGATAGAAAACACTCTATGCAATTCCATCTCACATACCCAGGCTCTCTGCTTTCCGATATGGAGGCGAGAGCCCGAATAATAATACCAGGAATCCATGTCCTTGATTCTCCTACAACGCAGCCACGGAGTTTTCGCTAATATAGCCATGTTACCTCCAAGTCTCGGGACACTCTTCTCCCCATGCAGTGTCGTCATACTCCCCAATGTCCCACTCCACCTCTACTTTTCAAAATGCCTTCCATAATCTCTATCAAACTGGTTAGCCAAGATGGTCCCAAAACCGTCCAGACGGCACATCAATCGAGCCGCCCTCCACTCAGCCCACATACCGCACAACAGTTCAAGCCCCCCGTAACATAGGCTAAAAACGCCAAGACACATAAGACTAGTATACAATTGGATGAAATTCATACAAGACTCCTATTCAAAAGTGTAGACGGTACCAGAGAAAGAGAAAGAGGAGTTGGGAAGATCGACCCCAGGCTTGCCCCTAGGGGGCACTATCGTTGGTAGAGGGTAAGGGGTAACCACTGGTGAATACCACGGGATCGTCCAGTACATAGACCTAGACTGAACATACCAACCTCCACTAACATAACTGCTTGTGCTACTGGAACTACTTGAACTATTCGAAGAATTCGAACCATTCGAATTACCTTGTGCCCCCGGTGCCCCCGGTGCCCCCGGTGCCCCCGGTGCCCCCGGTGCCCCCGGTGCCCCCGGTGCCCCCGGTGCCCCCGGTGCCCCCGGCGAGCCAGGAGAGCCAGGAGAGCCAGGAGAGCCAGGAGAGCCAGGAGAGCCAGGAGTTCCTGGCGGACCAGGATTGCCTGGGGGGCCAGGATCTCCCGGAGGGCCTGGAGGATTCGGCGGGCCGCCTGTAAGCCCGCCGTGGTGCCCAAATCCCCATCCATGGTGGTTTGCATGGCCATTGCCATTTTGGGTAGAGTGCGGGTCGGCACCGTTCTCGTGTCCAAATGCCGACCGTAACCCAAAGTATAACACAATTGTTCCCACAAAGATCAGTACAAATACCATTCTTTTACTCATGTTCCACCTCCACTTCGGTATACGGGTTGAGAATTGTTACGGGACCCCCACCCCACTGATCTGGCCTGTACGTCCGTTGCACATTACGTCCTTGGTAAGTGGTTTGCGTCCGTGCCTGTAGCTGAGCGCTGTTGTAGTCGCCACTTGCTTGTTGGTTCAACGAGCTTCCTGACACGTACTCTTGGTCTTGGGTGTACACCTCCAGGACGGGGTTACTCGCACGATACGCATCGGCCCTGCGTTGGGCCTGAAGTACGGCCATTTCATTATAGGCACGAATCCACTTAAACCTAAATTCTGGCGGCGCGTCCGCCACTTCTGCTGGCAATGGGTCGAACAACCCGATCTCCTCAAAGGGAATGGAAATATCCCCTTGCGCAGACTTGGGCTTGGTAAACCCAACAGAGGCCGCCGCACCCAAGACAATTAACATTACAATTATACATGCAGGTTTCATTGGTACCCCTCCACAGTATCTTGCTTTACAGCTACAACCGTATTCAAAACTCTAACGATCTTCGACTCTCGGCCTCTCCCACTTTCCTTCAAGGCCGCCCTAGCCGACCTCTGTGTCCTAAACGTCCTAATCCCGGGTGCATCGTTGTCGGTCTCCCAACAAAACTTTCCCATGAAACTCCACCCCTCATCATCACGGACGATAATGGCCCACCGAGCCTCCCCACTACACACACGATACTTTGGATCACTCATTGCGGACCCTCCTGCCATTCCACCCAGTAACAACTACACACATGGCACGCCAACGCCACAGAATACACGCGGCTATCCTCGAACTCCCCTTGAAGATAAGATATGCAACACGCATACATACGTACCTTACACGACGGACAAGTGAACCCAGCATGATGACATACTAAAGAAGAGGGAGATTCAAGACGAACAAAATCAATGCCTGAACAAATGTGTGCCATATAGCCCATATCCTAACAAAGATAACTATACCACACAAAACACACCCTGTCAAACCGGCCCCCAGCGTTTAATTGTCCACGCATCCTTGGCGTCCTGGGGAAGATCGCCCCATAGACACTTTTCCAACTCCTCGACAACTACCATCCTGGCCTTGTCCCTGGCGGTCTCTAGGTCTGAAAGGACTCGCACAGCAGACTCAGGACGCCCTACGAAACCTGCGCCATCCCACCATATCCTAACCACTTCATCCGAGGCACTCATAGGAACATTGTAATCCGCCGCAAGCCCATGTTCCCAATCCACCTTTATCCTGTTCGAACTCTCCTTGGGTGAACTCTCAGGAAGAATGGTGCGTACCACGACCGCCACCACCCCGCCCGCCAGAAACTTAAATAAATCACGTCGTAACATGTTGGTCCTCCTCGGCAACCTTCTTCAAAAAAACACTCACACCCATCACACCACCAGTACATTCTGGCAATGCAAGTACCAGAAACTGTAGGACGTTTGTCGGGGGAGGGTGGTACGTTTTCGCCACCTTTCGCTAGTCAGGCGTCATTAGATCGTTCCGCTACTGAGACTAATCAGCTTACTCACGATCCTGACAGTCCATTTCATAACTGTCCTCCCCCCGACAAACATCCTACGCCATATTAATTATAGGACGCTAACAACCCAGGGTCAATTTTGAAAAATTTTGCGCGAGTCGGAGACACCTAGATATGTAGTGAGGCCGGACAGAAAAACCCCAGGGTTAAAATATCGCACCCTTCCGTGCCACCCACTACCCCTCCCCCACCCCTCCCCCACTCCGACACTTCCTACTATTCCTACAACCCTAACTCCCCACCCCTCCTAACCTCACGCAGTGTAACGCTTTGTGTCAATAGCGTGACACCAAACACCACGCCCTCACTACATCCACCAATGTGTATCATAACGATACACACACCCCCTAGGTCACTATCACTACCTATACCAACGACACAAGAGGGGACAGAAAAAGCAACCCGAGATCGACATCGACTGACCGGGAAAATGGCCGTTTTGGAAAACCACTATAGAAGAAGAGTTGACAAACGCGGTCGCAAAAAAAACGAAAGCGAAAATCATCCGTGATCTACTCAACCCCCACACTCTCAACCTCCCAGCCGGAAAAGTCGGTAATCGGAAGAAAATTTCCTTGCATCTAGTCCACTGTGGTCCATACTTGTGATGTCAGACCATTCCACTTCATCTCCCCGGAGGAGCACACAATGACAACCACCCGCACCCTAAACTTGGACCCAAACGCAATCACCTACGCCCTGACCGTTCGGCAAGACGATTGCGACGTGCGCGGCAATGCAATGTTTTCGGGCGATGACGCCTTTGACACTCGCATTGAAAACGAAATAATCGAACGGCTCAATACTGGCGATGTTTGGGCATGGGCCCATGTGACGGTTGAGGCAAGATACCCCGGCATTCCACACATTGTCGGGCGTGATATGTTGGGATGCTGCTCGTATGCGGACGAAACAGACTTCACCCAACCCGGTGGCTACTACGATGATATGTGCGACATAGCCAAACGCGATCTCATTGAACAACTGACAACCATTCACAAGGTACTCGCAACCACTACCACCTAGTTCGCTGTTGTTGAAGTCTATCCTATCCTATCCTATCCTATCCTCTATCTTGAAGGACCACCAATGAATTACACAATCCAATTGCGTGCAAATGAACCGCTGCCCTACGTTGTGGTGGACAGTACCCTCAACCGCACTGTCTCTCGTCATCGAACACGAGAAGCCGCACGCCATGCCGCTACCGTTTGCAACCGATTAGACCTATACGCTCGCCTGTGGGATACCTATCACCTCGCCCCACGCTCCCATAACTAGACCCACCAACCGCGCGCCCAAACACCAGGGCGCGACCTTGGTTGTTCTACTCCACTCCTATTACATAAGGACCACCCCATGGCATCTGCTCTATGTCTCCACCGAGAAACCTCCCGCGTTTCTCTGGCCGATCTACTAGCCAACGTGCCGCCCCCCAACACCGACACCCACTATCCAATCGCCCATGGCACATTGTACCGAGCCGTGGTGAACTCCCTGGGGTTTCATGGCCAAGAAATTGCGTCTGAACAGCACGCAATAACTCCCGATGGATCTCGGTATTTCGGCCTTCTAAGCTTGGCTCAGGGCGCAGAAGACTATTGCACTACCATCGGACTGCGTAATTCCCATGATAAACGCTTTCCCGCGAGCTTGTGTGTTGGGTCGCGGGTGTTTGTGTGCGACAACCTCGCTTTCAGCGCCGAAGTGGTGATCTCCCGCCGTCACACCCGCCGCATCATGGACGATTTACCTATGCTTGTGAGCAATGCCGTGGGCCGGTTGGGGTCCGCCATTGAAAAGCAACACGAGCAAGTGACAGCCTACAAGCAGATCGGACTTACAAACGACCGGGCCCGCTCGCTGCTGATGGAATCCATGAAACTAGGTGTCCTCAATTGTACCCAACTGCCAGCCGCATTGGCCGCGTGGGAAAGCCCTGCGTACGAACAGTTCAAAGACCCCACGATCTGGCGCCTATTCAACGCCATTACTGAAGTGGGGAAAAAGTGGGCTGCGCCCGATGTTGTGGCCCGCACTAACAAATTGCACGGACTATGCAACCTGGAAGCCAATTTCGCTGTGTAGACCCACCACCCGCGCGCCCGGCTGGTAGGGCGCGACATTGGTTGTTCTACTCACACACACACACACACACAAGGGACCCAATTATGAAAACCAATTTACAATTCCATCAAAAACAAACAACCACGAAGCCCGGTACCGTTCCCAAACCCTATGGCGCTGTGTCCGAACTGCGGGGCG